GCTCAGGGTGGTCTTGCTGATGCTACATCAGAAATGGCAAGTTTAATGGGTGGTCTTTATGGAAATAGAAAATCAGCAGAAACAGCTCCGGCTAAAAAAGAAAAAGATTTTGGGAAAATAGGATTAAATGAAGATGGCGATATGATTACGGCTAGTTATTACAAAAATGATCAAAGATCAGGATATGTTTACGCACATAAGATGAAAGATAATTTATATAATGTAGGATTATCTAAAGCTACTAGTGGCTATGGTCCAAGATTATATGATGTGATAATGGAAGCTGTTAGTGAAAAAGGAGCTATGTTAACTTCTGATAGAAGTAGTGTGAGCGGAGACGCTAAGAAGGTATGGGAATACTATTTTAAGAATAGAGGAGATGTTAAGAAAACCCCATTAGAACCAGAAGACTGGACAAAAAATCAGTCATTAATAGATCCCAAACTTTATGGGCGTAGAGAAACATGGCCTCCACCAACAGATCCCGCTTGGATACTACAAAGCGGATATAGTAAAAGTCCAAGCTTGATTAATGATCCTAATAGTGTGGTTAGAAATAAGAAAAAACCCGCAAAATCTTCTGGACAAATGGCCTTAGAGTATTTTGGAAGAGCAAATGGTGGCAGGCTAGCATTTGCTGATGGAGGAACTGTTCCTGCGCTAGTTAGCAACGGCGAAGCTTATGTACCACCAAAAGTTGCCAAAAGAATTGGATATGGTACTTTAAATAAAATGAATCAAGCTGATAAGAATGGTATGGGGCGATTCAGTGAAGGTGGTATTAGCATATTTAAGGGGCCGGGCAGTGGAACTAGTGATAGTATTCCTACAAGTTTACCAGTTGGTAGTTTTATAATAAGAGAAAAAGCAACAAAAGCATTAGGATTGAATAAGGGCGGTAGTGTTGGAATAAGAAGTTTTAAGGATGGTGGAACTAATTATGGGCCAGTAGATAAATTTACTACTGTTACAAAGGCTGCTACCGAAGCTTTACAAAAATTTATTACACAGACATCAGTTACTGCTCTATTTGGAAAAAGTAATCCGGTGGCAAATCCTTCGGCTTCTTTTGGTGCCTTTAGAGCAGCAGAAACAGGTGACCAAGATGCCGCAAAACTCGTAGCAGAAGTACAAAGAAAACAAGTCAATGCTATTGCTGCACAAATTAGAAAAATTAATAATAGTATTCCTCTTACCGATGCTGTAGCAGCAGCGGAAAGAAGAGTAGCCGATGCTTGGGGTGGACTATACAAAGAAATTAAAGAAACGACACAAAGTCAAAATGTTTTACAACAATCATCAGATCAATTGTCACAAACACAAGGTGCCGCTAGTAAAGAACGTAACAAGTTTAACTTTTCTGGATTGGGTACAGCATTAGCTTTTACCGGACCAATGTTAGCTGGTCAATTAGGAGAAACTATAGGAGGAGCAACAGGAGCAGGGGTTGCCGGAGTAGCATCAAATATTTCTACATTTACTAGCATTGGATCTCAGTTTGGCGGCATAGGTGCTATTGGAGGTTTGCTTGTTGGATTAGCCACATCAATAGATAGTTGGGGTGCTAGTGTTGCAAATTTTGAAGCAACAACTACTAGCGCTAGAATTGATCAAATTTTTGATACTACAGGCAAAGCTTTTGAAAGAATGTCGGTTAATATAAATGATAAAGGTGCATTTAATGATGTTATTGGTAATTTCCAAAGAATACAAACGGAAGAAACTAAACTAGCAGCTTCTAGAGAAAGAGCAAATGCTCCGTCTACGCTAACCGGAATCGGCAGAAGATTAGGTATTTTATCGTCTCCAACAGCAGAAACTGTTGGGGGTGAAAAAGCTGTGAATCAACAAAAAGCAGCTGCTGTAGCTCAACAATTTTTAGACTCTCAGATACAAGCTACGCAGGATTATGCAACAGTGTCCCAAAAACTACAACAAGGAGGATCATCTTTTGATCAATTATATGCTGCTATTTTGGAAGCCGATACAGCTTATGCTGTAGAAGTTGAAAAAATTAAACAATCAACAGATGCCGAAGACACAAAAAATCAAAAAATCAATGAATTAACAGCACAAAAAACACAAGAAATTAGAACAAGCATTGAGACCAGATTTTCTGAGATCGCCAGAGCCAAAGCTAATAATATGCTCACAAAACAGCTAAATTTAGTTTCCGTTAGTTTAACCAGAACTTTTGAAACTCTTAATCAATCAATTAATGCGGCATCTTTTAGTTTAGATCAGGCTTCTGAAAGTATCCAAAATATAGTTAGTGATTCTGCTGATTTTAGTATTAAATTAAGATCATCTAATATTCTAGAAAATCCTAGAGCATATTCTAGAACTGAACAAAATGCTGCAATATCTCAGTCAGCTCAGTTCGCTGGACAAGATAGACAATTTGTAGAAAAATTTGCTAGATTCAGTTTGGATATAGAAGACTCTATGACAACAGCTTTAAATCAGGCCAAAGCCGGAGGCGTTACTGAACCTAATGTTATTGGCGATAGATTAAGTGGTTTATTAACTAATCAACTAGATAATATTTTTGGACCACAACTAGGAGAAAGTATTAGAGCCCAATTTAAACCGGCTATTGCTGAGTTTGTAAAGGGTAGAAATAAGTTAGAAGATATTAGCATACAAGATATACTAGAAAATATTCCTGGATTAAACCAACAAATACAAGCTAGTAAACAAGTATTTGAAGCATTAAATGCTAGTGCAAAATTTTTAGAAAATGCTTTAAATTTTGTTGGAGCCGCAGCAAAAGAATATGGATCTTTGCAAGATAAACTAGCTGAAAATATAGCATCATCTCAAAATATTATTGCTCAAAGTAATATAAGTTTTCAAGAAGCTTTGGGTAAAAGAATTACCCTGGACCAAAGAAGACAAGCTAGAACGTCGGTTGCGGCTACTAAAGCCGGAGTAAGACCACAAGATTTAAATGCTGGCACATTATCTGATAGAAGAGACTCATTAATACAACAAAAACAAAATATTGAAAAATCTTTAGCAAATATGGCGCAATCTTTTGATAAAAGAGACTTAGCAGCATCTAGACAATTTATTGCACTAAATAAAGAATTGGGTTTAACAGAGTCATCTATTAGACAGGTTAATCAAGCGTTAGATAGTTTACCTCAAAATATAGAACAAAATATTAATGATATTATTTCAGAAATATCTAGAATACAACAAAAATCTGCAAATATTACTCAGGCATCAACAGGCTTTGGCGAACGATTGCTTGGTAGTACGCCGCAAGAATTACAAGAATTAGGTACTACATTTAATGTATTAAACAGCGCCCTGTCGGGAAATGTAAATACTATTCAACAATCCCAAGCTGCTCAATTAGCTTATAGACAAGCTTTAACAGATGGTAAGACCCAACAAGAAGCTATGCTTGCTGCTCAACAAGCTTTTGCTGGACAAACGCGAAATGTGTTAACTTTATTTAATGAACTTAGTTCTATGAGCGGTTTAGAAGAAGACGAATTAAGACCAGTAAGAGCAGAATTATTCAAAAACTTAGCGTCTTCTCAAGGATCCGGATTACAAAATAATCCTATATTTCAAACTATTATTAGTAGACTAGAACAACCTCCAGAACAAAGTAGAGAAATAAAAGAATTACAAGCATTACTAGCTTCAGAACAACGGTCATTAATAGATACTACACAAAGAATTAACCAAAACACTTTAGATAAACAAACTGCGGTGTTAGATGCTGCGAATCAAAAATTTATTGACGCACTAAGTAGTATTGAGGTTAGATTTAATACTGAACAATTAAGAAGTATGGGATTAGGATTAACTCCTCCAGGCAGAGTTCCACAAACTCAGTCTAAAGGAGGAGTAGTATATGCTAGTGATGGAACTTATGTTAATTTTGCTCCTAAAGGTACAGATACTATTCCTGCTATGTTAACACCAGGGGAATTTGTTGTTAATGCTAAAGCTACCAAAAATAATTTAGGACTATTAAGAAGTATTAATAGTAGTAATGGAAGTGGAAAAACATATAGTAGAGGAGGAGTAGTTTATGCTGCTGATGGCACGGATACAGATGATGCTTTTCGGAAAAACATAAAAGATGTTAGAGCTAAAAGCGCAGCAACCAATGCTACTTTAGGCGCACCATCAGTAACGGCCGCTGCTCAATCAGCAACGGCCGCTCCTCAAGTATCAAGACTATCTTCTTTAAGAAGAGGTATTAATAATTGGGCAGCAGATGTTGGTGTTCCGAATCCGACATTAGTTCCAGAGGGATCATTACAAAGATTGGGACAAGGGGTTAAATCTGCGGTTGGATCTGTTACTCCAACTAGGCAGCAAGTTACACAATTTGCAAACTTAAGATCAGTAGCTGGCAATGTGTTAATGCAACAAGCTTTACGAACAGGAGCCACAGCATTAGGAGCGGATGAAACAACTGCGCAAGCAGTTGGATTAACAGCAGATATAGGAGCAAGGTTCGGCTATTCTGCTGCTACAAGATCAGCAGCCGGATTATTAACAAAGGCTGCTCCTTTAGGCACAAATGTGGTTTTGGATACTGTGCAAACATTTGGCGAATTAGCTTACGATCCTAAAGCATTCGATAAGAAAAAAAGAGAAGAAAGCGAACAACAACAAACATACTTGGGTAGTGCTCTTGGTGGACTAACAAGACCAGTTGATAAAATTGCTCAAATGGGCTATGTCAGTGTTTCAGCTTACGAAGCTAGACAACAAAGACTAGCATCAGAACAAATGGCTTCAAGAATGCAGTCATCAGAAGTAGAGTCCGCTCAACAAGGAGATTGGTGGAAATCAGGATTGGGTCCAAGAGCAGCAACATATGTAGATGAGATGATCAGAATTACTTTAGAAAAAGATAGAATAAATAGTAGTGGCATGTCTCAAGATATAAAAGATAAGCTTTTACGGATATTAGACCAACAACAACTGTCTTTACCTCAAATTACTGGTGATGATTTAGTATATTTAGTATATAAAACAGCTAAACAACAAGATATTGATCTAATAATTCAAAAAATCATAGAGACCGGAAAAACAGAAATAACACAAAGACAACAAAGAACACAAGAACAATTGTTGGCACAACAACAACAAGACTATAGATATAGAACAGAAAAAACAAGAGCGTTAGGTTTGAATCATAATGCTACCGACGAAGACATCTTGAATGCAGAAACAAATGCTGCCATACAAAGAAGCAAAAACATGGCAGATAAAGAAAATGATAGACGGAATCTATTAAAAACACTAAATTTACCTACATGGGCGAATGATTTCGATATAAAACAGGCTCAGACAAGAAAACAAGACCAAGACGATTTAGCTGCTAAAAACGGTGAATTACAAACTTTTTTTGATAATCGTGGTGGGTTCGGATTTGTTTCAACAGATACTTTAAGACAGATTTCTTTTGATAGAGATAATGGAGGCCTACCTTCTGATATTATTAATTCTGACCCAGCATTTAAAGACTGGCAAAAATTGTTAATAGAGAGAAAAAATAAAGAAAATGAAATTCAAAAATCTATAGATCCAGGCGTTAAATTAAAAGGTTATCAAGCTTTGGTAGAATTAGATGATAGTATTAGGGCATCATATGAAGAAGCTAAAAAAGATTATATAAGTAAGAATAATTTAAATATTACTCCTGATGAATTAGCAGACCAACTCTGGAATGACTATGATACTAGTATGCTTAAAAAAGCACAAGAATCTCAAAGAAGAGAGAAAGTATTAGCAAATAAAGAAGCTGAAAAACAAGCTCAAATGTGGAAAACTTTATCCAGAATAAGTAATATTCAATTACCTTCTAAATTTGAGAATCCTGGTAGGTTCTTAACACTAAGATCAAATATTCTAGAAAAATTAAAGGGCAAATTTCCACTATCCGGAGATGTTACAACAGATATTCAAACTATGCAACAATATGGTTTGGATGCTAAAATAGCCGAAGCAATATTTAGGCCTTTTGATAATAATCAAATAGCTGCTGTAGCATCAATGATTCCTGTTAGTTCAAAAACCGATCCGGCCCTACGTAATCAAATATCACTATTATCTCAAGCATCTAGCACAGCACTTAATACTGCTAAAAATAATCCATATTTATTAAACATAATAGACAAAAATCCTAAAGTTAATCAGAAGTTTAAAACAGCTTTTATTAAGAGTGTTAACGACATAAACAACTTTAATAAAATGGTTGGTGGCTTTAATCAATTAGATAAAAGAAATCAAGATAATGCTAGGGGTAATCTCTTAAAAAGGCTAACAAGACAAGGATATATTGATCCTAGAAATCCTGATGCTAGCATAGAAAAACTTAATGCTTTAGGCGGAAGTAATGTTGCACAGTTTTTATTTCCTAATAAACAGGCTCAAAATAAAGTTATAAGAATAGCTAATCCTAAAAATTTGGGAGGAATAGTTTATGCAAATAATGGTATGTTGGTGCCATACGAACCAAGAGGAACTGATACTGTGCCGGCGATGCTTACACCGGGAGAATTTGTTGTTAATAAACAAGCAACATCTAGGCATAGAGGTTTGTTAGAATCTATCAACAGGAGCAAAGGCGGCAGCGTTAAATACTTACAAGAAGGAGGAACAGCCGAAGATATGACCCAGGTTGCCACTAAGGATGGCGTAAAAATTACAAAACCTAGTGAAATATACACAATGACTAAACAAAATTTAAGTATTAGCAAAGATACGAATAAACTAGGATATAGTACTAAAGATATTGTAAAAAGTAATACTGATGATGTGCCATTAAGTGATAAGAGTGCTCATGCTAAATTAGATGCTATTTTAGAAGCTATTGATAAATGTTGTAGATCTACCCAAAGAGGTATAGGCGCCATCATAAATATGATGAATGTCTGGAATCCAATTATTAACCAACTTCAACCTATAATTAATTTAATAGCTGCTTTGGTACCAGGGATGCCGGGAATGCCAGCCCCTCCCGCTCCTGCTGGAGCCGGGCAACAGCCACCCGCACCTCCGGCTCGGCGGCCACCTCCTCCTCGGCGGCCACCTCCTCCTCGGCGGCATGAGCGTCGGCGGCGCGGAGATTTCAGCCCACCCCCGTGGTCCGCTCCACCCGCGGGGCACGTCCCTCGGCGAGCCGCCGGCCCTGCCGCTGGAGGAGGAATAGTTTATGCTAATAATGGTATGTTAGTTCCTTATGAACCGCGTGGTACTGATACTGTTCCGGCCATGTTAACTCCCGGAGAATTTGTTGTTAACCGATCTGCGACAAGGGCTAATTTACCATTATTACAAAGTATTAATAATAGTAAGGGTGGATCCATAAATAAATATGCGAAAGGAGGAGTTGTTTATTTACAAAAGGGAGGTGTAGCAAAGGAAACAATTGGTATACACGGAGGAGAAGCCACTTATTATGCTGTACAAAACGGACTAAGGGAAGGTTATTTTACAACAAAAAGCCGGGATGCCGAAGGGCTCCCAATCTACTATAATGGAACTCAAGTAGAACTGTGGGATAGAAAAGAAGGAGGTAGTGGAACGAGTGCTCCATTATATAGACATAAGATTGGCAAATTTAATAAGAATAACAATGATTGTTTCATTGAGGTTACGACTGTTCCAATAACCGACAACGATGATAGTGTATGGTATGTGCCACCAGTTAGTCGAAATGATCCCGCTCCAATCAACAACCGAGAGCGCAGAATGGAGGATTGGCTCGCGGGTGGGCGTACGGCGGGCGCAAAGAAGAGATACGAGGAAAATGTAGCCGCGCAAGATCGCATAATTGAAGGATTGAATAATAGCGGTCTCAACAACTTTTTAAGACACATGTTAGATGCGGCAAAAAAATACGAATGTAGTGATGATCAGAAAAAACAAGCACTAAAGGAACAGGGGTTAGGTATTAGAACCTGGACCGCTCAAAACAAATTTGATCGACAGAATTTTGGCTCTCCAAAGACAGACGCTATAGGCAGAAGCATATTTAAAGGAGAGTTTCGAGGTTGGAAGGATCATGATCGTTTTCTGATAAAGTATCAGACTGGCGAAGAAAATGGAGAACCCCGTTATCAGGAGACCGATCTTTTATTTGACCACTTGATTAAATCAGATCAGGAACGTATTCTAAAGACGCGCCCCGCCAAACAATCACAATCTCCCAAACCATCGCAACCTTCCGCTGCCACAGAAAAAGATAAAGCTGCTGTAAAAATAAAATGTGATGAAAAAGAGATTCGAGAGCGGCGCTGGGTGGACGCGAGCGGAAAGTATGCGACGGTGGGTCGGTTCCAAGGATTAAAAGACGACGTGGTCGAAATCCGCAAGTCCAACGGCAGCGTCATCCGTGTGCCGCTCAATCGACTCAGCGAGATCGACCGCAACTATGTCGAAGCTTGCCATAGACAAAAACCAGAACAACTTCCTCAGCCTAGAACAACAGCACAAGAAGAAGCAGAAAAAACACGGAGAACTCCATCGGGTCCATTTTTAGAGCCTCCGCCCTACAAACCCCCAATAAAACCTCGTCCAACAACACCTGAAGATCAATCCGAAACCGGGAAAGGAATATTTTTAGATCCTCCTGGTAATAATTTTCCTGGAAGTGGTCCACCAACCCCATTAACTCCAGGCGCACAAAGAAGAGCTAAAACACAACAAGAAGCAGATAATGCAGAACGAGAGAGACAAATAAGAACAGGGGCCGGATTAGATCCGTTTCCACCAAGTCCCAGACCTTCGGCTGGGCCCATGCCATCAACCCCCAGACCTCCGGTTGGTACTAATCGCAAACAACCATCAACTTCTCCACTACCCACGCCAAAATCTGCTGGATATACTTGGTTAAATGGCCGTTTAATTGGTGATAAACCACTAGTAGGTGACTATGTTAGTTGGAATAATGAGGGAGTACTAATTAAGAGACCCAATAATAGTAATATAAGAATTGATCGTAATACATGGAAAAAATTTGCTACACCCCAGGATAGAGCAAAGGTTGGCGTATCACTTCCTTATGCCAAAGGAGGAGTTGTTTATGCTCAATATGGTGGATTACCAGAGAATGAGCAGTTGAATGCTATAGATATTTTTGATCCGAATGCTATGAAAAATACTCTGAATAGTCTAACAGACTCACTACAAGGTTATACTAGTAGTCCACAAGGACAACAAAAATTACTAATGGCAACAAATCAAAATTATGGCATCTCCGGAATTAGACAATCAGGTCTACCGTCTGGAGCTTCCGCAACGTTTGATTTACAATCAAGAAATATAATTTTTCGTGATAGGGTCGTAACATCAGCAATGGCCAAGCACGAGATGGCTCATGCCTTAGCCAATACTACTCATGTGGGTCCTAATGTCAGAAATCAACAGTTTGCAGCTCAAATGGGAGACTTTTCTTCGGATGATGCTATGCAAATTTGGGAACAAAGAGCACAACTAAAAAAACAACAATATTTAGATGCAGGAATTGATCCAAAGAAAGTTGAAGAACAATATAATATAGAAAAAACACAACTACAACAAAAACTTAGAAATAGAAAAAATGCCAGAAGTAGTATTGTTTTTCAAATAGGACAAGAACTAGTAGATAATAATTATCAAAAACTAGCAGATACTGGTTATACTATAGCTCAATTAGATGCTAATCCAAATGAATTATTTGCTGTAATAGCCAGTATAGCAGATACTCCTGAGTTTAATAATATGCCAGCTAGTCAGGCTTTTTTAAGAAAAAGTATGCAAACTATGGGATATAGTAAGGGTGGATTGGTTTATGCTCAGGATGGTATGAGAATACCAAATGGTATGGCAGCATATAGGGCTGGTATGGGTCCATATTCAACCAATGCTCAGAGTCCTATTAGTACGTTCAACTGGGAAAAATTTGCTTTAGAAGAAAGACAAGTTCAGGCTGCTGGCGTTTCTGCTGCTAAATCTATCGGTCCAACAGCTGCTGGTATAGCAGCAGGGTCGGCAACCGCTCAATTAGCTTCTCCGATGCTGCTTACTCCATTCGCTCCTGCTTATCCATTAGTTGTTCTTACTGGTGGAGTAGTCGGGGCTATGGGTGCGGGCTATATTCAAGAAGCAGGACTAGATGCTGTTGCTCCAGAAGCTAATCAAAAAGCTAACCAACTAATGGGAGAATATCCCGTAACTAGTGCTGTGGCCGGAGCTATTCCAGGAATGGGATATGGACTAGCAACACAAGGTGTTCGTTCTATGGTCGGAACCCTGGGAACAAGAGCAACTGCTGCTGGAGTTAGTGCAACCATAGGCACAGGAGTAGAACTTGCCTCTAATCAAGTTTTTGATATCCCAACAGACCTTAATAGTTTGACACGAAATGCTGTTGTTAATGCAGCTGTTGGTTTTGCACAACCAGGAGCTAAACCACAAACCAGTATAAAAAGAATTAGTGAACTTAGGACACAAATCAGTGATAATTTTAAAGTATTAGATGATTTAGCACAAACTAGAGACACAAAAATGAATGATAGTTCCTTATCGGAATCAGCTCGGAAAAAACTATCAACAACAATTCGTAATAAACAATCTAAACTAATGGTAGAGATAGCTAAACAACAAACAGAATTAGCATCATTACAAAAACAATTAGAATATAGATTGTCTAGACAATTAGATTCTGGTACTATTAGCGAAGAATACTTAAGATTTTTAGAGTCTTATGGTGTTGATCAAACAACTATAGATAAAGTAAAGTCCGGGCAACTACCGATGGACCCAAATAGCAGAGCATCTCGTGCAACACAAATGGGTCTTGATTTACCAGTCTTTAGAATGGCACAACCAGGAGCTAAAAACTTTGGACAGCCACCAGAGGTGGGACCAAGAGCTGTTAATGCTGGACCAGCAAGCAAAGGAATGGCGTATACCGCTTTTGATAAAGCACCTTTAGAATTAGCATCCCAACCAAATCTTCCTCAAGATGCTTATGTTCAACAACAAAATATCATGTCTAGAACAATACAGTCTGCTCTAGAGCTATTTTCGCCTGAAAGTGCCGAATTGAGAGAAAAGACGATAGCCAGAAAAGCTTTTTCTACTTATGATTTATTGGGCTCTAGTGAAAAAGTTGCTGGACTAGATCCTTCTGTTAGTGGTGTTGGCTCAGTAGATCTACCGAATCCAAATCAATACCCTCCGGGGAGCCGCACGACCTTATTTAACTTTAGTACATCCGGCGATTTGAAAACATTGTTGCCAGCGCTACAAGAATACGCTAGAACAAGAAAAGACCCATCTGGACAATTAGAGAGAATGCTTAGAGGTAGTGGCATTACTAGAAAAGAATTGAATATTCAGGGTAGAACAATTCTACCAGAAGAAATGAATCTACCAAATTTTGCGGATTTTGAAAATTCCATGGAATTTACTTTTAGAAGACCAGACGAATATTCTGTTTATAATATTCTTAGAAAATTATTTCCACAAGCACAAGGCGCCTTGGTTAGGGACGAGGGAGGTATTAGTCTACCATTCTTTGGACAAGGAGCAGACAGATTACGACATAGTAGACTAGCACCTCTTGATCCAGAAAAGTCTTTGACTCCTAACATTTATCAAAGTAGGGGCGGCATAGTATATGCTAGCCAAGGTCAATATGTAAACTATCAACCTCGCGGCACCGACACTGTCCCTGCTATGCTAACGCCCGGCGAGTTTGTGGTTAATCGTGCTGCTACTCAAGCTAATTTACCACTATTGCAAGCTATTAATAGCGGCAATTATGCTGATGGAGGTGTGGTTTATTTGCAACGAGGATCAGGATCGTCCACACACACAAGTTTAAAACAAATGCCATATGACGCACTAATAAAAAGTATAGGATTTTTAATTCAAAGTAATGGTAATTTAGCTCAAAGTTATAATAGACAGACAGGAACCCCAGCATATTTAAGAAGCGATTTCGATTCCCCTCTTATACGCAAAATACAAGAGCATTTTGAGGCACAAAGAATTAATAAAGAAGCCAGATTTCCACAACGACAACAGGAGATACGAAATGTGGTTGCTCCACAAGAAAATACTCTAACACAAATATTTAATAGCGTAAATCAACAATTGACTACATTTACTAGCTTACTTGGTCAAGTTACTAAAGGTTTGATTTCTCCAACACAAACAAATATTACTAATAATCGTAACGGTGTAAATAATATTGACGGACTATCTGCTTTTACACAAACATTTAATACTTTTATTAACCAATTATCGTCTATTAGGATTCCAGACACCATAACCATGCAACTAGCCCCACTACCACCAATCCAAATAGTTCTCACCGGAGCAGAAGCGCTGGCTTCGATAGAGCCGGGACTACAAAGAATTATTAGTGGTCGTATAAATGAAGCACTTAGTTCGTTTAGTAATAATTTTGATGGAATAAATATTCAACAAGCATAAGATGGAGAAATTTAATGTCAAATCTTAATGTAATTTCCGGAACATTAAATATAGGATCAGGAATAACTTATGATATTATTCTATCAGATACCTCTGGTAATCCTACGATATTTAATAAGAATAGGCTAAATATAGATTTTGCAGTATCTGGTACGACAGCTGGAGATGTTTTATACTTTGATGCTTCGAAAGGTCGCTTGGGTCTTAATAATACCAATCCCGATGCTGCGCTACATATTGTGACAGATTGTGCTTATGATGGATTAAAAGTTGAAAATGAAACTAATTGCGCAACAGGCGTGAGAATATTGTTTGTACATAATAGTCAAACTCCCCCGGAAACAGGAAGTTATCCTGTTACTATAGATTTAGCAGGAAGGGACAACAACTATAATAGTATTAACTATGCTCAAATTAAGGCAAAAATTTTAGATCCTGCTAGTCTACAAACTAGTGGTGAAATAATATTTAGTGTTGATCATACTGGTATTAGCAGAGAAGTTTTTAGATCTAGTTTGGTTAATACTGTGTTGGGAGGAATGAATAATGTTACCGGTCACTTTTATGATGTGATAGGATATAATAATACCATTAGTGGATTATCTTATATCTTACTCGGCAATAATAATAATATAGTAAATAATACTGGTATAGTAATAGGTAATAATAATTATGGCCGTGGAGATAAAGTTCTTATAGTATCCAATAATAGTATAGTATCAGGCTTGAATAATATAGCATTTACTGTTGACGGATTTATTTCTGGCTTATCTAATATAGGGGTTGGATCATCTTGTAAAGCAACGGGTAACTACAATATCTTTTTGGGCAATAATACTAATATTAGTGGTAATAATCTTGTTGTTTTAGTATCAGAATCTATGCTTGTGGGTAATTCTGGTATAGGATTTGGCACAAATATAGACAATATTGGAAATAATAATATTTATATCGGCAACAATATTAATATTAGCGGAAATAATGATATTGTTTTAGGATCAAATGCTAATATATCTGGTTCTAATAATATTGTATATGGTAATAATTCTGCTGTTAGCGGAAATGATATTATCAATATAGGCAAATCTAATATTACAACAAAAATTAATAGTGGTATTTATATTGGTAGTAACATTAATTTATCAGATAGTTTTAAGTCTGTGATAGTAGGATTAGGAACATCTACAACCAGCGGATTACAAGACAGTATACTATTAGGTATTAATAATAGCACATTAGATGCTTCTCCAACTGGTTTGATCGTTATAGGACAAAACAATACCGTATCAAACATTAAACAATCTTTAGTTGTTGGTAATAATAATAATTTATCTGGTAATCTAGCTAATAATATTATTATAGGCCCCCGTAATCATGTACCAATTGATAGTAATAATAATTTAATATTTGGCGTATTAAATAATACTAGTGGAATAGTTATTAGCACAGACGGTTCTGTTTCTGGTACAGATACTAGAACTGCTGGCAACGCCATGTCTAATACGAGCGTATTTGGTATTAATAATTGGATTTCTAATGCTAGTGGCGCTTTGATTGTTGGTAATAAATCCAGAGTAATTGGACTTAATGCCAATACTTTGGGGTCATATACTAATTTGGATGGTAATAATATACAAAATTTAGGTAATAGTAATTTTGTTATAGGAAATAATATTTCTATTCTCGGATCATATAATGATATTATAGGTAGTAATTCATTGTCCGTAAATACATCCAGCGAAAGAAATCAGGTATTTGGTAGTGGGAATATTGTGATAGGTCCTAATGAAGTTATAGTCAGTGGTATAAGTATAGGATACAATAATGAAGTATATGGGCCACTCAATAGTGTTTATGGTAATAATAATACTGTGGGCTTAGTTAGATATCCATGCAGAGTATCAGGAACAAATATTGTTATTATCGGAAATATAAATGATTTTGGGCCAGGAGACAGAGTTCTCACATGCCTGTTCTCTCCTGCATCAAAAAATACGGCTTGTTATGTACGAACAATTTTAGATGGTGTAGATCCAACAACAGAATTACCATTGGGTATTATTAAACAGAATACAAATAGTAATTATATTACCACATTGGTTGTAAATGCCGATATTACACAATCCAATACTGTTGATTATTATGTTAAAACCACATTTGACGACGTTGTTCATGGAGATGGTAGTGCTTGCGATGAGTGTTTTGCTGATTTGTACGCTGGTTATGATACTGGATATGTATTAGCTTTCCAAGATGGTAATGATACCACAGATCTTATTACTAATCCACTATATGGAAATTATACCACGGTAGTTGGTAATAATAATAGATATACTCATAGTAGTGGTTTAGTTCTAGGATATAGTAATATTATTTCTGGAGTGAATCATATTGCCATAGGAAATGGTATTAAGGGTTACTACAATAATACTGTACAAATTGGAAGCAGCAATTTAAACAAACTATTCTTCGATAACGAAAAGATAGTTTTTAATACTGGAACTTATCAACAAGGAGTATATTTTAATAGTAGTAATGCTGGAGGAGCTAATAATGATAGAGTATTGATGATAAATCTATCAACTAATAGAGTAGGAGTAAATACTACAGCCCCGAGATCAACATTAGATGTGAGCGGAGTATTAACAACAGATAGACTACGAGTAAAATTATCTACGGTTTCTGGCTACTCTTTAATAGCAGACGCTTCTGGAGAGGCTACATGGCAATTTCCAGTTAATTTATCGGGTCAAAATAGTGGCTTGTTGTTTAAAGTAACAGATAAAATCGGTAGTGGTATAAGAGATATTAATTTTAATACCAATACCAGAGAAATAGTATATCTAAGAGCTGACAGAGATTCTCAACAAACATTTATTTTAGACGATGATTCTATCGAAGAGCGTATTCTTATTATTAGCCCTAGCGGAATGTTTTTGAATAATCCGAGTAGTGATTATGGCTATGATTTTGTTGTTAAGGGTAGTGGTGTTCAAGCTCCGGTTGACGGAGATGAGTCTGTGTATCTAATCAAAACTATTGTGGACCAGAATTCAATCAGAATCCATAACGTGACTGGAGTTTCCGGATTCTTAAACAGGCTAACGGTTGCTAGTGGCTTAATTTTTCCTGTTAATCTTACTGGTACAATTTTAAAAGTCAATAACAACGGTGCCGTGTCGAGTCAAAGTTTTGATAGACATAGCTTATTATTTACTCATTCATCTTATGCTTCTACTGGTAATAATAGTTTAAGATATTATCCTATTAGTCAAGCTATAACTATTGGAACAACAGGAGAACCTCCATCTCAGGCAGAAACTGTGTTGCAGCAAGGGCCTAACAATACTTTTAACAATATTATTCTTGGTTCATCAACAAATATAAATACGGTATTTAATAATGCTGGTGCTGGTGGTAATTATTTTATAATAGCAGAAAGCGGTCAGGCAGTTGGTAAAAAGGGTTTGCAATATTTTGTTAATAGCGGCGCTTTGGGTGTTGGTGTTGATACTGTTACAAATGATTGGCAAGTATCATCTGTATCAGATTCTAAGTATTGGTATGAGGCTGGAAAGTTAGTTATTGATGGAAAAATTAGAGCCAAAGAACTACAACTAACTCCGCCTGGCAAAACAATACCAGGCGCCAATAGCATAAATAAATATCTAAAAATTATAGATAATGCGGGCAATGTAGGCTTGGATACTATTGATTTAGATTACCAATTTAGTGGTATACATCCTCTTAATATAGTAACTAATAGTTCCGACGAAATTGTGACTATCAGATTAGCAACCACAACTAGTACTAATATTAATTTAGGAGCTTCAGATAATGGGTTAATGATAGTTTGGGACGGAGCAAAATGGATTCATAATAAAGGTTTTCGTTTTCCTCAATCTGTAGATAATACTGATAATACTTTGGGTATGGAATTTGGTAATGATGTATCACTTAATTCTTGTAGAAATAATCATGTAAGCGCTGGCGGATCGTTGGTAAGAAATACTAATAATTGGAAAGGGTCTTCACAACATAGCAAGTTTTATCTGAGAGGAAGAACTCTTGCAGATGTTAGTAGCGAACTATTAGCAGATTGGCACAAAAATGCAAATAGTACAGCTAATATAAATAATACTATTAGTTTACAGTATTTGTCTGATGCTAATCCTAATGTTCCTATAGATCATAATAGAACTTTTGTTTGGAATTATACAGTTAATTATAGCGCAGTATTTAGTAATGGTACACCAAATGGTTATGGGGCTGTTGCTGGAGAATTAAAAGGAGCTATTCTCAGCTATAGAAATACTAATGGTACTCGTACAACAGTAAAACTAGGTAGTGACACTGTTACACAAAAAAGATATTATGGTGTTGATTATAGCACTAAAGATCCTATTGGTGTATCTATTTTGAATGATGGAAATAACATTAATGTTCAAAGATTAGGAGTTTTTGCTAGCGGTGTACCAGAGAACAATGGTCTATGGTCAGTGGAAGTTGATATTAATCAAGTTTTTGTGCCTTCCGGAATTAGTTTCGACAATAGTGATGTATAATTTTTGTATTAGGAATAATTTTATATGGGAACAAATATTAAGTATAATAATTTTGATTTTAGAGCGAGTGGGCTTGCTACTCCAACACTATCGATAAATAGTACCTTTAATTTTACGGACGGCGGAGCAATAATTGGAGAAACAATAAATATATCTCTTAGGGGACAGATTAGGGGTAGCGGAAACTTAAATGATACCGGAAATTGGAAAAACACTAATCCGACCAATTGGAGCAGTATGTCTAGTTTGGTTAGTGGTATGGAAAAATCTTTTAGTGAGGACTATAAAGAGTTAGAGATTTTATGTGGTAGTGATCCATTATTTTCTAATATATTAGACGATAAGGCTAAAGATAAAACTAAAGTTAACAAAATAGAATTTAGTAATAGAACCGACGAATATTTAGTTCAAATAATAGATTATTCTATAGACTTGCAAATTGAAAAACCTCCTACTGGCGAGCACAGATATGCTGGTTTAACAGATGTTTATGTTTCTAGTATAGAAAATTCGTATACAATAAAATCATCTGATTCTAGCGAATATCTAAGAGACCCAGGATTAAGTGGACTGTTTCCTAGTGGGAACTCTAGGATTCCATATACTATTACTCGTAAAATTGGCGCAGTTGGAAAAGCCACACACGAAGGAGCATTAAACAATGCTAAAAGTTGTGTTACTGGTCTTCTATATAGAGATATAGCCTTTTTTAATGTATTAAATAATTTATCTATAACTGATAGATCTAGTACAATAGAAGCTGATAGCATCAACGGATCTTATTCGATTACAGATATTTTTAAGTCATATAGCGGAGTCGGCGCTCCTCTTTTTACAGAAACATTTAGTGTGGCTAGTGTACTAGATGATAAATTCAATAGAAATATTACAATTAATGGAACAATACAAGGCTTAAAAACTCTACCAACTAATAGTGATAATTTGTATTGGGATATTAGTTCATCGTTTAGACCATTTTTTTTCCAAACAAATAATCATACTGGAAATATAGCATATGTTAATGCTTCGGGACAATTTAATACTTTATTAACAGATAATACTTTTTATCAGAGAGCTTTGGTTGCATCATTTTCTAGTGGAAATTTTTTACCAATACCAACTTTTCAAAATTTTAATAGCAATAATAATCTTGGAGGAAGAACAACATGGCTTCATCCCGATCCGATTAGTGCGAACGTAGAACATAATAAAGTAGATGGTAGTATTGTTTATACATTTGTTTATGATTCTAGGCCACTTAATCTATTTCCTAATTCCATAGAAGAGCAAATTACTATTAGTGACAACTATGGGATTAGGGAAAGAGTTGCTCAAACAGTTTTTCGACGCATGCCTATTATACAAGATATATCCACATATAGTTTGCCAACAAGAACAGTCAATTATACAGTAACATTGCCTGTAACAGGATCGGCAATAGCGCATATACCTAGTAGTATTAGAACAAATATGATTAATATAATTGAAAAATTTAATCCTAACAAATTATATTCATCAACTGCAGCTCGCATAGTCAGTTGGGAAATAACTAACAAAGAAACTCATGATCCTTTTGCTGGTAGTTTTAAAAAAAACATAACATGGGCTTATGAGATACAATCTCGGCATTCTAGATCCTAGGAATATAATATGGCAGAAGTAGAGATTAGATACGGAAATTTTAATTTCAAAGGAAAAGACGGATATCCTACTCCCAAAGTATCATTTGATCTATCTAGATCTCGCACGTCGGCGGGAGACTTTTTAACATCAGAAAGAACTGTTACTTTAGAAGGTATATGCTATGTTAAAAGAAAAGCAGAATTAGACGATCCTAAATCATCAACATCGCAGGGTGATGATACTATTAATGGTCTTTTTGAGGCTGCTAGTAATCTTAAAGAGCAAATATTAATTAATAACTATAAGTCATTAATAGTACAATGTAAGGGTGCTCCACCATTAGTGAGTGGTTCTGTTGCTATTGTGGATAGTATTGTATTTTCTGAGAATCAAAATAATTGGGCAGATACTATTGATTATACAATAATATTTAAAATACCAGTTTCTGGTAGTGGCAGTCAGTTGATAAATGATAGCAGAGGATCTTTTGTAGAGTCCGTTACAGACAACTATGTACTAGAATCTTTGTTCGATAATCAGTTTTGGGATAGGAATGAAAATGTTCCTGTGCCTACATACAAAATATCTCATACAATAGGAGCTGTCGGGATAAATATAGGATCATCTAGCGGGTCTCTATATTGGGCTAAAAAGTGGGTAAATGATAGAGATAACTACGCAACATTAACAGGTATGTTTCCGCCAAGTACTTTCACATTATATAATCAAGAAAGATCTCTTGATGTTAGTGAAATTAATGGATCGTATCAAATTACAGATACATTTATAGCCAAAAGTGGAAACGATGCTTGGTTAGACACTTTTAAAGCTACTGTATCGTTAGATAAACAATATAAAATTACTATAGATATGGATGGTACTATACAAGGGTTAGAACCAGCAACCGGAATATATGCTGCTTTTGTAAATTATGCCAATCCCCCTATCGGCGTTAGTGGACAAAATGATATTAAAAATCCCGTATCAGGGTTTTTTGAAGCTGGGTATGGTACTAATAATGGGGTTGTAGATAGTTATAGAACTACTACAAAATATAGAAATGCGGTTAGTGGATGGAAAATTATAGAACCATTACTATATAATAGAGCTAGTGGGCATATGGTACAAGCCATAAGTATGATACCATTGAGATTTAGAAATAATTTTAATTCGGCGCTATTAAACAATTTTCCAATATCTACATCCGAACAGTTATTTCCCTATGATGGTAAAATTACATATAATAGAAAATTTGATACTAGACCCAGACCATTAATTACTGGAACATTAGTAGAAACCTTATCTATAGAAGATACTTTACCTGTTATACGGTATCAGGAGACCAAAGTTATTGGTCGTAGACTAGGGCCAGTAGTATATGGTTTTACTAATAGTTTTAGTGTTGGTAGTAGAACATTAAGTTATGTAGGCACATTTCCCATGCCAACCGGCCTTGCTAAATATTCATTTCCTAATAATATACTAAAGGATATTAATGCAAAAATTAGTGGATATAAACCAACTCCAGCCTCACTAGGACTATCTTCTGCATTAGTATATGATATATATGTTAAATCAGAAAATCAAGATATAGATATTAATACTAATACTTTTTCATACAATATAACTTGGGAATATTCAGCGTGTTAATTTAAATAGAGAATAATCATGACATGTAATAATCCTTATCAATTAGCTGGACCATTTAACCAAACACTTTTTTTAGGGTGTAGTGTTACTAATATCGATATGAATATGGGTTGGGGATCAGAAGTGTCATCTTGCAGGGTGAGTTTGATCAAAGATTTATATAGACATCATAATCATCCTGCTATAGCAGCATACAAAATTCATATTAACAATAAAGCTAGTAGTAATGTTCTTAACACTGAAAATCCTAACGTAAATGAAAGTGTGGATCTTCCATTTCATCAAACTGTATTTCAAAAAGAAAAAGAAAAGTGGGATAAAATATCGAGTGATAATCTTAGATTACCACAATTTCTTAAAGATATTGGCAAACATTGTTGGAGAACACATAAATCAAATATACGATATAGATTTGATGATCCGGCTAATCCTGCCTTAAAACATTGGTTCAGTAATGATCCTGGTTTTTTAGGAGACTATAGCAATAATGAGGCTTCTGTTGATCTAGATATTATAGGTTGTCCTGTATTTTTTAGATTTATGGATATTTGGTTTGGCGGCATGATAAAAAAATGGTCATTTAGTAATGGAAAATATGAAGTAGATATTAACAGCTATAGTTCTTTGCTGAATGGATGTCAACTAATTTTAGGAAAATACTATGGTAGTATTAGTACTATTATAGATAACACAAGTAATGCATTACCTTTGACTAGACAAAATTTAGCTGTACCATATGGAGATTTAAAATATCCGTGCGGACCTAATCCTTGTCCTAATGTTACTTGGCCAAAATATAATTCAAGATATAATGGATCAGTTTACCAAGGAAATATACCTAATCTATTTAATGTTTTTGGTCATCTAGAAAATAATAATCTTGGTAGTAGCGGATTTGTTGAGGGTCGAGGAGTATTGGCTCGTAATATATATTATGCACTAGTAGAAATGCTGGAACCTTTGCCTGCTGTTATCTCACCAGACGGAAACCAGATCGGTCGGGGAAAAGCAAGTCGCATCGATGCAGAGTCATCATTTAATCCGTATGGAGCTATAGTAGCAAGAACTCCTTTTGATCGTACCTCACAAAGTTTACTAGATCCACATAATATAAATTTTGATATGGACGGCTCATCATTACTATTTACGGAAATGGGTTTAATACATGCTCCTATTGCTGTAGATGGTTTACCAAGATCTTTATTAGCACTAGATTTATCAGAAGTTCCTGCTCCTCCGCCTGGCATATACATATCAGAAGAGACAATGCCAATAATGAATTTTATTGAATATTGTTGTACTAATGCTGGTTTAGATTTTATTATAGATTTTATTCCTTTAGAGAAAGGAAAAAATGGAGGTTATAGCGGAGTTATAAAAATTCGTACAGTTACGCGAAATGTACAACCCAAACCTAATACAATTAGAAGTTTTATATTAGGTAGTACTTTTCAACAAAATGTTGTTAGTTATAACTTTGGAGAAGAATATCAAGATGTAAAAACTAGATCAGTATTAGTTGGTGGTGCTCAAGAAAGGATACATCAGTTTAATACATATACCGGTGGATCAATGGGATGGTACAGAATTTACGAGCCCGCTTTAGACAGTTTTGTACCGATCACTAGTTTTGCTAATAATTCTACGCAACAGAATAGTTTGTATAATACATATAGAATGCCCGACCACGCTAATCAAAGACCCATAGGTAATAGAGCGCAACCATGGGGTAGGGGTTATGGCGCCGCTTTTGCTCAAGAAAATAATACTTTTAATACTATTCAAACCACTGTTTATGGTACTAATATTAATAAAGGATCCTATCTTAATACTATAAAACCAGCACTAAATATTGAGCCTATTGCTCCACAAAATAGTTATCCTTTATATCTAGATATTATTTCTCCATATTTTGGTAAAAGTAATAATAACGAATATAGACGAGTTTATCTTGATAGAAAAACAGGAAATTTACAAATTGTAGTTGATTTTAGAGATATTCAAGCATTTTTTCCAACACAATATGATATAACTGACGGAAACTGGTCTGCTGCTGGACAAGTTGCTAGAAATCTTTTTCCTGGTATTGTTGTAGCTCCAGGAGGACTAGCAGGTGATACTACTGGAGGATCCATTACATCTGGGAAATTTGTAATAGAAGAAGATGAAATAAGAGCAGCAATGGCTAGTGATGAAGCTTGGTATCTTCATTTGCAAGTAATGATAGAGTCAGGAAAACCTACTGCAACATCCAAAATAGTATTTAACTATCTAAGCAGAACAGTCTCTGATTTGTTTGCTAAGTCTTATTTCGGCGAGAATTTAACGCTAAAAAGTAAAGGATTTTACGCTTCTTATGTACAGACCGTAATGAACTTTTATAGTGCATTTTTAGTAACATTTTTAATACCCGAAAATAGAATTCTTAATTATGGATTGGATCATACCGGATCTTCTTTTGCTCTAATGCATCCAGAACTTAATGAAAGACAATACCAACAGAGTATGGAGTCTACAAGTAACTTATTAGAAAATATTAGAATGTTTATTAAAAGTATTGGAGATACACACTATGGTAAAAATTTTGCTGTAAGATTACCACAATTACTTAAATATACTAATAATAGTAATGGAGATACTCTTTATAATTATAGTATAGTAGGAGATGGATGGGAAGAGCCTGGAAATATGATAGATGATGTTATGGAAGTTGATAGTTTAGCAGCACAGTCTTTGGCAAGCGAGAATGGTAAAATTCCACCATTATTAGGTTTTGATAACTCAGCAGAATATGATGTTCCACCCACCAGAAATGGCACTTATAGGTATTTTGAAAATAATAATTTAATGCACAGTAGTTCGTTGTCCCCATGGGCTTTGCAAAATAGAACCATACTAGGAACTAGTTTGAGAAATCCATTACAAATTGTTGGTATTACTCCAGCATTAGCTAATAGATATTATTTTCCTTTGATACACAATTTACCACAAGATGCTTATATAATGATACCGTATACGGCTTTAATAACTGACCAGGGTCCGCCAGGAGGAAGAATCAGTTTTAGTCCAATATTACCAAGCTTAACAGCTCATGGAGTACCTAGAAACGCAACTAGTCATTTATATAAGATATATGCTAAAGCTCAAATATTACCAGTAGAAGAAGGTAGTAGTAATCCACAAATTACTTTTTCCAAAGGTACACCAAGAGCTATTTTAGCACTTCCTAGTCCTGTATTTATCAAATCCGGAATGTACGATAATGGCGTTAGTACAGCTATAGCAGCAATGGTTTTGGGTGACGAAGAACCCGCAGAAGCTGATGTGATAATAGGACCTGATTTAAATCAATTTTTTGCTGCGGATAATGCCTTTTTAAGGATTAGCAGCCCGGATGGAGAGTATGCTGGATTAGTAAATAAAGACGGTGATCAAAATATGCATCCTAGAGCAGCCAAACCCGTATTTGCTGCTATTCCTTTAAGAAATAATCTTATGACATACGGACCATGGGTATCTCATCCCGGTACTATAGCTGGTGATATTTTTCCTGGTCAAGCTGTAACAAATTTAGGTTTAGTGGCACTTATTAATAATCTAGTAGGAGGAGTTGAGATAAAAATTGATCCTACTCTTGTGCCTTGGGAATATGGAGGAATGATTCCTCTTGATCAAGCAGCACTAGCTATGGTGGGTACAAATAATGGTTATCAACAAGTATTAGAAACCGGAGATATTACATTAGCTGGTATTATGTTGAGAAATTGGACTCTAGGAAGTTATTTAAATGATTATCTTGGTCCTATAGTTAATAGCATAAAAATAAGTATCGGAGATAGTGGTATTACAACACAATATAGTCTTAGAACTTTTAGTAGAAAAATTGGTTTTTATAACAAAGAACAAGCAGATAATATCAAAAATATTAATAATGCGATAAGAATACAAAATCGTAGATTTGCAGAATCAATTAAAGAGATGCAGACAAGACTTATACAATTTGCATCAAAACCTATGGGAACAAGACCATATTAATAAGGAATTTTATATATGAATTTTATATTGGTCGGTAATAATGCAAATATAACTCCGGCAAGTAATACAATCAGAGATATCAGACTTATTCCAGAAAATATTAAACTTCCTGATAGTATGATTAGACCAAATGCTAATGGTCCACACCTATTAAATGGAATAAGAACTATTTCGGAGGTGGCTATGGTGCCGGAAACTCAATTAACACCAGTATTCCATGGAGCATCATATAATAAGGTTTCTGTTATGAGCCTAGACGGAATTTTTTCTCCGGTATCTTTTTATCCAACTCCGTATAATACAACATATAGTATGGTTCCTTATTCTAGAAGCAAATGTCCTTATTGTAATGGGACAGGAAGATATACTACTTTTATTACTGATTTCAGTAATTTACCCCTATTGGGAGCAGTGCCTATCGGCAGTGGACAGATAGCGACTTTTAGAAACGCTTTGCTTAACAGTATATTTCCGGGAAGAACTCTAGATAATAGAGAGTGTAAATTTTGTGTACCAGATTCTGATAAGGCTATAAAAAGAAACAAAAGTTCTGTTCCTTCGGAAACCACGCCTCCTTATATCATAGGAAGCGGTAATGATTTAGAGATTATAGATAATAGAGCAAATTTATTTGCTGGTACTAATAATGTTATTAATAAATTCACACTAAATCCTTTGATTATGCTAAATGGAGAATTTGCTAATTCTGGAGCCAAACAAACAGACGATAATTGTACTCATAATGTTAGTGTTGTGGGATTCGGCATGAATGTGCCGAGAGAAGCAGGATCAATATGTAGTACTCGTTCATTAGAAATGAATAAAAATTTTACTGAGAATGATATTGATTATACAGATGGTTTGAGACAAAATAATCAAAGGTTTTTTGGTTTAAGAGGACCACTAATAGTTCACGGGTGGGGATATGATAAAGAGGGATATCCTGTGCCGAATTCTTCCGGAGAATACAAGTATACTGCACAAGGAGAAATAGTTACAGATGGCAGCGGCAATGCCATATTTAAAAATCAACAGCTTTTAGAAAATGGAGAATATTCTGCTCCTTACAAAGAAAAAACATTTTACAAAGGGTGGGCAGCATTACCAAATACCTGGCCTGTTGGTCCAGTAGATCTAAGATGGGACGAAGATGCTGAGGTTTGGACAGTAGGAGCCCCTTATAAGCCGGTTTGGATCACTATCGAACATGATCTGGTAGACGAAAATCCTGTTAGGGGAGTAATAGAAGATGGTATGACAGACTCTACTCCGCTACCAGAAGGTTTGAGAAAAGTAGCTTTCGTCAAAGATAGTTCTCTACTCTTTAGATCTCCAAGAGAAGCTGCTTTATATTGTAAATATAATCCTGATAATGGTTTTTATGAACCTATCTATAATCGTCCGTTTGTTGCTATCGGAACTATTATAAATAGCCAACAGGCGTCTATAGAAAAAGCTTATACTATTAAAGCGGCTAGGGACTCTGCTCTGGGTATTACACTCATAGAAAGCTACATGACTTTATATGGTAATCCTTTACAATTTTCTGTAAGTAGTAATACTCGGGGTATTTTTAATTTTATCAATGGTAAGTGGACTCTAACAAGTATAAATGATTAAATATGGGATGTGGAATATATACTAAATATTTTATAGATGATGTAAATATTAGTAATGCTAGTATTAATATAGAAGCATTAAGACTGATTCCCTCGTTCCAACTATACAACAACAATATTTCGGGATTATGGCTACCTATAATTATTCAGAATTCTCAATCAAATGCAGAGTATTGTGATCCTTTAATACAGGTTAAAAAAGACTTCAGTAGCTCTTTTAAACCATGCAATTGTGATAACGGTCAAATTACAGAAATAACAAATAACTATTATGGTATTTATAATGAAACTGATTTTAATTGTTTATATTGTTGTAATCCATGTACAGGAATATTGGATCCTGATCCAGAAAATCCTGATGATGAACAACTAACAACTTCTTGCGATGTTCAATTTCATTCTGATGATTTTTTAGCAAAAGTTCCTGTTCTTAATCAATCTTATATATCTGGATTTTATGACTGGAAACATCTTAAACAATTTCCAGCATGTAATAATCCTGGCTTAGGAATAGAGAGATTTATTACCCATAGTGGTTTTTGCATAGATTGGAAACTTAAAGAAACAATTTCCGAAATCCCATATGATGCTACTAGTTCTTACCATATCAACGAGTATACCCACAAGAAATCCTATGAAAAATCTGAATTACTAAGTAGCACATGTGGTAACTTTATATTATTATCTTTACCTTCGGGTTCAGATAATTACAGAACAGCCTATCCTAGTATATTTAGTGGCTTGCTGCCTAACCAGCAATTTGGTACTCCAGCTATTATTCCTACTGTAGAAAGTTTTACAAAACCATATGGTTTTTCGGAAAGTAATTTCAAAAATGTATTTTTAAGCAGACAAAAACGGGCTTCTTATTGGAAATGGCAATATACTAGTGGTGTTATGGGATGGTATAGGTATTTTGATATCGGCAGAAGAAATGATCAAAGACCAATTCCAGGGGTAGATTTCTACATTAGTCCAGGGGATGTTTTTTTTGCAAAGAATGATGGGCCAGAGCCAGCAAATCCGGATTTTAATTTCAATGAACGTCCCGAGCCGTCTCATCCTAGCGAAGGAGATTTACCACAATGTCCGTCTGGATTAAAAGTGGTAGACGGTACAACATTCTTGGGAATCATACCTCCGAGCTCTAATTTTATTTATATATCTCAAAATTTATATGAAAGATTTTATAATCTATATGCTACATATAGCGAGATAGGACTTGGTCATACAAAAGCATTTAGTTTATCTGCGCTCATGTGTACTTCTCCGCTGTATGATGGAATTACTACTAACTTATTAGATAAAGAAGGAAGAAATTTATATACAGATTTTAATGATTTTGAACAAATAGATTTGTTAAATAAAAATATGTTAAGAGGCACAAAGTATGATTCTGCTAATAATTTGAACTATATTTCTAATAAAGAAGAATTAGTTAGAACATTATACTCTAAATATGGAGGATACGAATGGATTCCTCCTAGATCATCCGTTACAAAAAATTTGACTATCAATAATAGAAGTAATTCTGTATATGTTGATTTAGATTTTGATATGGTAATGGATATAAGCAAAGTTAAGTTTAGAAATATTAATTCTCGACCATATAGAGTATGCGAATCGTCGCCAATGGATGATGAAAGAATCAACAAAAAATTTTACTACGATCAGTCTATACAATTTGGAAATCTGAATATTGGAACTAGTGTTGATACTACTTTAAGATCCAGTAACAATTGCGGTTCTGATAATGATAATTATTCGATTTATGGTAATATATTATATAATGATGTGGTCTTAAAAAGCAAACCAGTATTTAGTGGCGTTACTAGTTTTAGTAATAAATATATCAATAATACTTTAGATAGATCATATAAAGCTATAGCTTTTAATCCTCACCTAGATTTATTAGCCACACACCCTAACGGAGGAATATATTTTAATGCTAGCTCTTTTGGAGAGAATGAAACAGTAGTATTTAATACTAATATTAGATCGGCTAGATCAAGTAACATTGCTATTACTTTTACAACTAAAGATGTAGGAATAAAACTATACAAAGTATATGCTGCAAAACTACAGTCGGATACTGCTGGTACGGAATCATGTTTAAGATTTCCGGCCGATGAATCAAAGTGTAGGTGTTATGGTTTAAATATAAATCATTACAATAGTCATCCTATTAGTTGTAACACAAGTCGTATACAATTAAGTTCTTCGCCATTTTTTGTACCAGGATTATCTACTAGATATAGTCCTAGACTAAAAAGATATGGGGGATATACGCCCGGCAAAGCAGGTCTATTATTTGGTTCTGAGGCTGATCTTAATTCTACTCCTTTTTTGCCGATCATTAATAGAAAGCTAGATCCGGAATATCCGTACGAGTGTGAACAATCAGCAACTATAAAGCTTACTAATTATTCTACTATGGATTATCATGTAACGCTTAAAAATTTTAGCACAAGATATAGCGATATTTATATTTCTATAAATGAACCAGCTGATTTGTTGGGACAACAATGGATTTATGTAGCAACAGATGGTGATGACGATATATGGATTGAGAATACGGCCTGGAAACGATATTTAAATAAAGTAACATCTAATAATGTTACAGTTTATAATCAACAAGAAAAAATATTATTTCAAAAAGGATCTGCTATACCGGATCCATTAGTTATTACCATCACAAATCCTTTTATTAATGCTATGTTAGGTAATTCTAATGAAAGATTATCTATTCCAAGAATGATAATAGACGATGTAACACAACAAGTACTAGCATATTCTGATCCTTGTGATCCTTTTAAGGGATATATTCCTCCGGAGACTAGAACTAGAACAGGTAGAAACAGAGGTGATGAGATATCAGAAGTTAATATTACTATCAAACAAAAACCAAGAAAACAATTTTTGTCATATAGAATAAGTCGTGGCGTTGAGGTCGTGGGTGCGCAGGGGCGCAGGATCGGGGAAGGTGTCCCGGTAGCGACGTCGGCAAACAAAGCACTATATCATCCTAATTTTGGTATTGCTACGACACAGGCTGCAGTCGGACCTGGCCCAGAACAACTGTCTGCTTCTCCGCAACCATCTATTAGTAACGACGGTAAAATACAATACGATTTTAGTTTATTAGATGTTCCTGGATCAGGAGAAAAAATATATGCGTTTATATTAGATCAAGGTATGTTAAATGCATTAGAAAAAATTAGTAATTTTGATATTCATAGAAAACCAAGAGTTTTGTTTCGACCGTATAAAGAATGGGGAACATCATATTTTTGGCAGCCATTTTATAGCAACAGAGGCGGATATAGGTTAAATAATATTGATTATATAGGAAGTCCTAAATTATTTAATTATGAGGATCCAACTATTACACGCCAAGTTGATCCTTATATAGTAAAAGACATACAACAAAACGATCCCACAATCTTGTACGGTTATTTAACGCTTATTTCTGAGATTAATGCTCGTATTAACGCCCCTTTACTTGTACCAGCTCGTCCCAAATCAAATCTTTCTTTGGATTATATATTACATACTCAGCCGGGCTTGGAAGAATGCGAGAATTCGGATCTGCCCGTGGGAGGTGTTGACGGTTTTCCAGTAAACATTGCTAATCTATGGGATCAAAATATAAAATGGCCAGATAATAATAGATTTTGGAATCCTATTATCACCTCAGATCCTAGAGTAGTAAGATTCTATGGGTCAAGACCATACTTTAGAATTCCAGAGAAAAGAACAATAGCAGATTATTCTACTATTATATCTTTAGATGATTTTATAGAGTCTACGGCTCAATCATCAAACTTAGTTTCTAATTCTATTCTAAAATTAAAAAATGGATATTATTTTTATGCTGGACCGGATGTGACAGCTACTACTAGTTATATTTTTGTTGGAAATGATATTAGTATACTAACCAAATATAGTAATTTAGATATAGATTACAAAAATTTTTCTTCCACAGGATATGTTTATAACAGCGAAACCGAATGTGATACTCCTGTTGAATTATACAGAGTGTCTCCTTTGTCTGGTCCATTCTTAATGAGTACTGATGCTAACGGCAATAGACTACTTAGGGTATTAGGATCTAATATTATAGTTAGTAAAAAAATTATGGTACAAATTACAGATAAAGAAGGAAAACCTATTTTTGGATCGTCAGAAGAGAATATGTATATCAAAATTTATACAGAATTTAAATTTAGAGATAAGATACTAGATAATAATTTTGATTTAGTATGGCCCGTAGAACCAAATAGATCATCAGTTGTTATATACGACGGAAGAATGATTTCTACCGATAAAGATATTTTGCTGTCTAATAAAAAATATATGACTAAGTGGGGGGATTTAGTAAAATACGATAATGCTATACTAAATAATCCACATCTGGTTTCGTACAAACAAATACCAAAAAGCATATATGATAATTTATTCTTAAAGCAAATTGTTAATGATCATTTATCGTCAAGTATTTTTAAATTAGATATAAACAGAAAAGACTCTAATGAACTAAGTAGAGAAAATTGTACATCTTTACCTGTAGATTTAAGATATTTTTCAACTGATGAGAGACCATACTTTTGTATATATCATAAATATGATTTAGATCATTCTAGATCATGGAGTGTTGGATTAGATCAATACCAAAATTATATTCCTATGATGGAAATAAATTTTTCATCACAAATACCCGATGTTATGACTAGTGGAATTTTACAATCGTCTGCATTATATAGAAAAAATACTTTTATAGATTTCCCTCCAGGTTATATAATTCCAACTTTAGGAACAGATGATGATTTTTTGGTACTTGCGGACAGTCACTTCGCAAATCGTAAGGATGCCAACATACTGCTTGTTTCAGATGAAAAAGAAATGTTAAGAAGAACTAACAGACTAGCGGAAATTCAGCGTTTAAGACCGGGGTTTTTACAAGATTACTTTCCTGGGCCTTTGGCTTTTATTAAAATTCCAAAAGTATTCAAAAGCACTATTAATTTTTCTAATCCTAGAGCGGACTGGGTAGAATCTCTAAAAGTTCAAACTCCCAGATATGCTTTATCTAGAACTATTTTGACAGATAATCAAAGTTCAAGAGATGATGTTAGACAAATTTTTAGACCAACTAATCTTAATATTATAGATAATACATCATTAATTAACACAAATATAAATAGTAATGGTTTTACATTAGGCTCGGTAGAGAGATCAAGTCCTTTTATTATCAGAACTATTTATGCAGATATCGACAAGCCTGTTGACAACACTATTGGTTGTGGGTCAGAAAAATGTGAAATAACAACCGCTGGAAATATTACATTAAAAGCAAATTATACCACATTTTTAAGCAAATATATCACATACGAACAAATGGGAGCAACCCTAGCAATTGAATTAACTCATGATGCTGGTACAGTTAATCTTATTGGTTTGGACCCAAGGACTTCTAAAACAATAATTAGAACAATGATGGATCCAGATAATCCTGTCTTTTTTGACAACAATTGTTTAACATCTACTCCAAAACCAAAAATGCCATTTTATCGATTGTTAAATGATATAGATGCTCAAGAGTATTTGAATAATAAATATGCAGAAGGTAATGCTTCTGTATCACCAGAATTAGATATTTTAGATGATAATGCTAATGAAATGTTATTTAGATTATTATATGGCGAAAATCAAAAAATAAATAGAAAACAACTATTCAAGAAAAATTATATATTAACACAAAATGAGCTAGTTAATTTTGTAGAACCAGAAATTACAGCCAAAGAAATATATAGTCAAATTTTATATAACTATGATAGTGCTATTAATCCAGGATCTAATATTAATGGTACATTAAATATTAATGGCACAAGAAATATCGGAGATTTTATTAGTGTTAATATATATAATGTAAGTATACAACTAAGCGTTGTACAAGTAGATGGGGGCAATGTTGTATTAGTTGGTAATGTTGGTAATAATAATATTAATGAAACAATATATAGACGAACAGAAATACAAAATAGTTTAATAACGGTAGAATATTCTACTACAACATCATCGGGCCCTACAGCGGCGGAAATGGCTGGATATAGGCCAGGATCCGAGATATTTCCAGATCCTGTAACAACACCAGATATTATTCCTTCAGATCCACAGCCTACTAGCGATAATGAAAGTATAACACTAATAGCTACTCGTACTACTTCTGATACTACTGTTGGGGCATATGTAGATATTAGTATAAGAGAAGGAGCTTGCGATCCATGGAGGGAGCCATGGGTCAGACCTTCAGATTGTCCCCCTCAAATGGGTGGCGAAGCACCTATGGAAGAAGATCCGCCGGAATGTCAAGATCCATGTCCACCTGGTCCTCAAATGCAAACAGATATGCGGTGGTGGTATCCGGGTATAACATATGCTCCAAGAGCATGTGGAAAATCTAATTGGTATGATCCTTTTAGATATGGATATTGTAGACACATAGATGCTGATTCTATAAAAGAGAATCCGGAATTTAAACCCAAGTGCGTAAACTGCGATCTAGGTACAAATATCATTGATTTTGATAACTATGATGGGATTGAAGGAGGACCAGAGTTTGATTATGAATTTCAACAGTGTTCTACTACTTTTAGATTAAAAGGACATTTATATAGACTTAAATTTACTCCGCATACTCAAAGACCCTCCACTAGCTGCATTACATATAGTGCGGGTTTAGGCGCAGAAATAGGACCGGGTCCAGTAACAGCAATATTGGGGAATATAGCTGGTTGTTGGGCTGACTGTCCGTCGATCATCGGTAATCCCGGTTTTCATCTTCCTAGAGCAACATCGTGCGTTAATCCCGGTGCATATTATTTACCTCTTCCAACTTTTGGAAATCCTTACAATTGTACTAAAGTATCAACTAGTACAACAACCACAACAACAAGAAAAGTTTTTAAAAGAACAAAAACAGTAGATTATGGTCCGTATACACCTCCAACATGCGCTATTCCGTTCATAAATATATCGTATACAAAAGATAAGGTTACAGTAAATATTCCCAGTGTTGGTAAAACATATTGTTTGAGAGTTAATTCTAATAATAGTTGTCCTATTATAAATATAGACATGCCAAGAAAGTATACCGTTACAGAAAATATAACTAGTGAATGTGCTAGTAATTGCGGGGATCCTGTTGCTATAGAAATCCAAGAAGAAAATAATGATTTTAATTTTACCTACCAGGATTATACCGTAGTTTGTGAAATAGGACGAATATCTTATGGAGATCTACAAGGAGATGCTGTTGTTGTTAATGGATATAGAGAACCTGATGGCGTAGATGATTTTGGGAAAGGGTTCATGCCATGTGGAAGAGCTGCCGGATTTATAATGTCTTTGTGTGGAGGAGGAGCATTATGGTTTAACTGTGGAGCAGTAAGCGAAGGACATTTAACATATGGAGGATGGACAGCATCTGACAATGCGGCTGGATGGAGGCAAAAAATGGAAAATTTATACAATAATGCTCAATTTCCATGTAAAGTAAGTCCAGCCATACCAACAGAAGATATAATAGAGGGAATTATTCCTGGTACTTGTTCTTTAAATTTTCAGGATATCAGCATAGAGCAACCAAAATATAAGGATATTAGCTACCATGAATATGCCACAGGATCATGGACGGTAACAACATCTATTGCTTATATCACATATACTTATAGAAAAGCTAAAACTATACAAGATCATTTAATATCGGGTACGGGTGGTGGTAATCTTAATAATGACGTTGTTGTAGAATATTATCCAAATTCTTTTGTTCCATATATGGCTACTACAAATGGTATTGGTAACTGTAAAGAACTAGGATTTCCTCCTAGATTAACAGCGGGTGGTGGAGAGAGCGTATTGTATAATACTTTTAAATTAACACCACCTATTTATAGAAGAACATCTTGCGACTCTGCTCCTACTTGTTATTATGATACGGAGCTAGATAACAAGCAGTCACCTTGTAATTATGCGGACTGGATATGTTGGTCAACCTTAAGTCGCTCTATGAGCGCTATATTTTTAAACAGAATATTTAGGGATCCTACAGGCGGTAATATATGGACTTAATAAATTATGTTTTGTGAATTTGAAGATACTAAAAAAATATACAATAATAAAAGAATTTATAAGTGTAAAAACTGTAAACTAGAAGTGGCTTTGGAAAATCCACTAACTAAAATTATTTGTTTTCATTTTGCTAGACAAGATATGGAAACTTCTTTAGCGGCAAGTGACTTTGCGCCACCAGTATATCATGGGGCAGTAGGTGACCCTACAGCATTTATAAGACAGCAAGCAGAAAATCAAATGTTAAAAATGGGTAAAGATCATACTACTCCAACATTCGACCCGAAAGACTTATTATGCTCGGAAGATCAGATTAAAGACAGAATGAATATTTGTAAAATGTGTGAACATTTTCAGAATAATTCATGTAATTTATGTGGATGTACTATTACTAGAGATAAAAATTACCATAATAAACTCGCTAATAAACAAGCAAGTTGTCCAGCCCAAAAATGGGGTCCCGTTAGTTAGTAAAAGTTTCTATAACTTGTATATCCTGCCCTAGAATAGCAACAGACTCTTTGGTATAAGTACCTTTTAGAGTTTTGATACGAATGATTACCGGAACTTTAGTATTTCTGGTCCAGCTTCTGAAAAAGTGTACGCCCACCATAAATCGGCCGCGAGGAGCGCTATTGTATGGCCAAAAAATATTTTCAATAGGATTGCGATTTTGTGGTCCTCTAGCATTCATATCTATGTCTAGAATAGCTCCAGACGAACCAAGTCTCCTTCTCCAGAAAATAACTTCGTTGATACCATATCCTATATACTGAACATGTAAATCTATGTCGTCGGCAGTTGACCATGACAACGATATTTGCACATCTCCTGTTCCGGCTCCGTACATTTGTATTTTTTCCTCTATAGATTTTGGAGAAGTGCTAGCAGAAGTAGTTCTAGCAGACACCGCTTTGCCTTGTCCTTGGCCTAGTGAGACGCCCTGAGACACAAGTTTTTTTAAAGGATTATCATCCATTGGTTCTGTACTTGGTATCTTTTGAGGGGTCTCCGCTTCTGAAAACATTTGGTTCATATCGGATTTTTTGTTATCAATAGAGTCCAATAACAAAGATTCCTCTATTGATACAATATCAGAAGCATCAGACGAATCCGCGACAGGCTCTTCCTCTTGAAATATCACATCGCTAATTATATCTAGCTGATTATCAATTTCATTGTTAGTATTGCTAACATTAAAATGTGACACATCAACTTCTAGTTCCAGATCTTCCGTATTAGCATTATTATACTCTACAACATCAGATAATGAAGATAATTGTATAACTATAGGAGGTTTTCTTTTTTCTATAACAATAAACAAAAATGACATTATTAATAATACAGTACAATGTATTATTAAACTTTGCCAAAACCCGTTTTCGTAACCATAAACTACAAAATCGTCAATTATTCTTGTTCTTTTTTCCATTTGTGCCAACCATTGTTAGGTAACCAATTGCCTTCGTCGTCTTTTCGTTTCGGAAATAGTGTGCCACCCTTTTTATGCTGACCGAAAGCTAGTATAGCTCCACAATCCATACATCTAAGTTCATAGTAATCATTTCCTTCTACATTTCGCACAATAAATCTTAGATTGGTGCTTCCGCATAGTCCACATTTTGTTTCTCCAAAAATTTCCTGTATAAGAGCTATTTCTTTAAAAACTTCTTTCTGTCCACTTCCTTCTAACTCAAATTGTAATTTGTCATTAGCCTTATATAGTACTTTCATATGTCACTTCCATTCTGTTTCATAGCCTTTGATATTTTCTGGAATTGAAGCAGTATTCTGTTGTAGTGTATTTAGATTTTGTATAATAGAAACTGCCTCATGGTGTTTTATATTATAAACAGAATCACATGTTATGTCAAGATGTTTGAGGAGTTTAGTCACATTAACATTTAGTCTTTGTGCTAGAACATCTAAGAAATTTATTTGATTAACGCTAATCTTGGATACATTTTCTCCATTTGGATCATCCTCGATATTTGATGATATTTCTTCTGCCGCTACTACTTTTCGTAGTCTTAATGCTCGTCTTAATGCTCGTCCTTCGGCTCTGGTTTCTGCTACCGCAACAGGATGGTTACGATATACCTTGTCGCAGTTACCCCAATAAACGTCCGCAGATCCGTCCACAGTCAAAGTATTAATACCATATGGGTCGTCAGACTCAGGATTTAAACGATAGGTAAGAGAGTGGATAACTGTGGCTCTTTTCTCGTTATCCGGACTCGGAGACTGAACCACACTGGATGTTGACAACAATAATCTGCAATTAAGAACTATCTCAAATATTCTGCGCAAACCATCTGTTGTTGGATTTCCTGAAATTTTTTCATCATCAGACAATAGTCCTAACACATGATCTGTCCATCCTAAGTCGGTTGATTTTAATACGATCTCTTTATTCTCTTTAGATTCTTTGGATTCCTTAACCATATTAGTCCTCTATTTCTAGAATTTTAGTGTTATCGAATGATTTACTATTATTTAGTATAGATATTAAACGATCATATAACTTATCTGCTCTACTTTTTGAAAAATCTTTTAGTTGTTTGATTCGTATAAGTTTTAGTCCTTTACCTAAAATTAGACCAGATTTTTTATCATCATATTTTTGATTTCTTGCTAGAGTATCATCACCCCATACTGGCAAAAAGTGAGAAGGGCCATCTATTTCTATAGCAATATTCATTGTTGGTAAAAATAAATCTATTTGTAGCTTTGTGGTTAACAACATTTGTTCTTTATGAAAGTCTACTTTTATCCCGTCAGATAGTAGTCTATTAAGCAGATAGATTTCTAGTTTCGATCCCTTTTTACTAGTATCTCTAACAGCCTTATTTGCTAAACTTAAACGATATTGCTTCTCATCATCTGTTAAGTTATCCCATAGCTCTTTAGCCGTTTGTTTTCTTTTTTCTAGTTCTTGATCATCTAGTTCTTCCCAAGATTTCATTACCGACAATCCTATTTTTGTTTTTGTGTCTTCGGACCTGGATGTTCCTTTGGTTGGATGTTTGTGAACACCTGTTTGTATAGCATTAGATTGTGCTTCGCTTTTATTTCTGATGGGGATTTTATATTTTATAGCATCTCTTCTGATTTTGTTAGAATAAGTATTAAGTAGTTCAGCAATATCGGAGAAGCTCTTTTTTTCTTCTACATATAGAGTGTGAATAATACGTTTTTTATCTGTATCGGAATAGTTTTTATAGTTTTTGTATAACATTGCTAAGATCCTCCGTATTATACTGTTCTATAATAGCTATTGGTTTTCTCCAACATATATCATATTCGGTATATAATTTTTGGTCAGAAACTATAATTTCAAAATCTTTGTTCATAAAAAGATCTCTCCAAAATATATATGGAGCTTTATTATTAACTGCCCAGTCATTTGAAGTAAGATACAGTACTTGTTTTTTGGGACATGGAAAAGTTCTTGTTAACAATGCGCTTTTAATATCAAATAGGAATAGTATACCATCAAAATATTTTGCTTGATTAATATGTAATATATAATACTTGTGATCTAAATCCACATTATTATATCTATTATTAAATAGAACAATGTTGTCATATGGTCTTAATTTGCATAGATTATTAATTAATTGAAGAATTTGTGTTTGGTGTTCATTTTTAGAATTAATATCTAGTAGGTAGAATCCTATATTCATCTATCACCCATAATATGTGGTATTAAATACTTGTCAATAAAATATTTGTATGTTTTATTTTGTATATTTGTTATTTTTTCTGTTAATCTAGAATTGTCTATAGCATCGACTATAGAATTATTTATTGTGTCGTAATGATCGATTCCTGTAGCTTGGCTTTCTAGAATATAGTTTTGGTCCAAATCAACAACACCACCGTAAGTATTTAAAATATCCGCTAGATCAGGATAGTTAAAAACACCAATATTAACTTCTGATTGGTATTCTGGATTATTCATTAATACTATAGGTCTGTTTGTTTTTGGATATATAATGTCTGATAACAACTCTGTGTTTTTTTGGTTATTTTTAGATAGCAGTACAACTATTTTATTATTTCTAACCAGATTCGCATTAAAGAAAATAGTATCATCATACAAGTTATCGAAAGTACATACTACTTTAGTATAGTTGTTCTCTATATTAGATTTAAGAATCACATTTATATTGGTTTTGTTTATATAAGAAATAAATTCGGAGTCTAAAGAACCATCAACAACTAAGTAAATTTTTACAGAATTATCATAGTCTCTGATAAAATCATATAATTCTTGAGTATATTCTGATATATGCCAAACTAAACTGGAAAATTTATACTTCTGGTATGTTCCAAATAGTTTTCCGTGAAATTTGCTAAATAAAACCTCGGTATTAGACATAGCGTTTATGCCTTCTATCAAAAACTTGTTCATGCCTTTGCTACAATTACTTTGCGAATCGTGAAGCAGTATAGTTTGTTTCATATTATGATATCTTGTATTTGTCTCTAAGTCCTTTGATTTCTATACTATCGTTGGTATTAATTTCGTTAATGTAGAATTTATATCCGAGTTTTTCTATTAGGAAGTTAATAATTTCAAAATCGAACATATTGTCGTAACAACCATGTATATCATATATGATACTCTGTGCGTCTGTCTTTGTCAAATAAAAACTTTTATTCCATAAATAATCTCCCATATTGTAAAATATAGAGCTTATCAATTGTGCGTCTATAGTATTTATACCGAGATAATCAGCCTTAATACGATTTCTTTTATGATATTTTTTTGTCAGAATCCATGAGACATTTTTCTTTTTAAGAGATATATTTTTTATCAGAGTATTAGAATCCAAAAAAAAGATACCGCAATAATTGTCTATTGTTGGTTTTATATAATTCAGAAATAATTTGATAGCATAAGAATCATTTTTGTTTTCGTATTCTGAATTATGAATAAAGTGTACATATTTTTTCTTTTCAAGAGACTTTATAATTTTATCTTGACCAAAACCTAGAACTAAAAATATATCTACAGAACCAAATATTTTACGCAAATATTCTATTTGATAGACGATAAGCTCTTTGGATGTTTTATTTTTTTTGAGAGTCCCTATCGGCCCATACGACTTCATGCCTTTGGTAATATTGTATGATAGTATACAACAAGCAGTTTTCATATCGTTTTTTCTAGTGTTGCAGTTGTATAAATCTGATCAAAATATATATAATTGACTTTTAATTTCATTTGATTAATAATATCTAGATATTCTGGCTCAGACCATGCTGAAAAAATGTTCTGAAATATTTTAGAAAATTTTTCTCCTGTGATTTCTAGTTTTTCTATTTTTGATGCTAGTAAACTAAGATTAATAAACTTAATAGATATAGTTCCACCCAAACATAATTTATTAATCATGGTAACAAATAAATGATTTCTCTGATCAAATGTCAGATCATCAAGACATAAACAATCGATATGATTTACATAATTATTAGTAATCTTATGAATATTTTCAATATCGATATTATTTAATCCTTTTGGTGCTGTATCATCGATATGTTTAACCACATTGAGATTAGCTATCATAGTACAAAAACCTTTCTTTTTGAATCATGTTCTATAGTATCCGATAATTTAATCTTGAATAGATCAAAATGATGGAAATGTTTTAGGTATTCTGCTGTAGATTCATTTGATGGAAAATTTTTAAGATCATTATTAATATTTCTTGCTATTTCATCTACTGATGTTCTACACGTTGTAGATGGAATTAGTATATTTTCTGCAGATAATAATACGGAGGTGCATCCACATGCTATCGACGCCAGATTTAATAACTTATCAGATTGTAAATTAACAATAAGTCTAAATTTATTAAGATACTGAGATAACTCGGATAATGATATTGCTGGTATATTCTCTATTAGTTCGCACTTGAAGTGTTCGTTTTCGAAATAACTTTTTAGTTGATGTCCAACAATATTATTAGGTATATTGACTATTAATAGATCTTTTTCTCTGTCGTTATAATCTATTGCACTAAAGAAGATATCTAAAGGTATCCCATAATTTAATACAACAGTTCCGTGTTGATTCCAGGTTAGAGCATAATTTTCATCGAAAAATATCTTTTTAGAATTCTTCAATTTTTGATTAATGATAGAGAGATCTTCTTTTTTTATTTGATTTTGTTTTGGGCCATGCTCAAATATCACAGAATTCAGATGTAATTGTTTCGACAGGGTGTCTTGAGCCGCTTCTAGTATAGAGTTACATATAAATAAATCATATGAGTATAAATCTATATGGGATTCTGGTAAGCCGAGTGCGTTATCTGAGTTAGAAATATAGTCCTTATCCAAGATATAAAAATTATACCCTATATGATATAGAATTCTATCAAATATAGGATTAGATGGTCTATATATTATATTTCTCTCTGATTCTATCATTTGATGTATAATATTGCTATTAATAGTATTTAATCGCATATTTTTTTACCTATTGTTTCATAGCTAAATTGATCTATAGAAGATATTCCTATCTCTCTTTTTGCTTCATATGTTTTTCTATCATTTTTATACATAGTATAAATCTTTTGCATATTTTCGATTAAACTATAAATATTTGGTCGATACCAGTATTCATACGCATTATATATATCAAAGTCATTAGATAAAGTTCTTTGCTTTAGCATAACTGGTTGTTTGTGACTATTGATAAGAAATCCATTATTGTTGTCTATAAAATCGGCCATTCCTGTATGATCCGTTACTATCGGGGTTTTACCCAAAATTAATCCTTCCGCTGCTGGTCTGCAAAATGCCTCGCCGTAGGATGGCATAACAAGACAATCACAAGTATTATGTAAACCAATTATGTCTATGTCGGAAAGCCTGTCGCTAATTATGAATTCTTTTTTATAGTACTGTTTAATATTCATCTTCTTTTTTATTTCTGCTATATCTTCTTTGATCATAGATACAGACTGAGAAGGAGATGCTCCAGGAACACCTGATTTTATTACTAGAACCACATTGTCTGTATCTTTGAAAGCTAGATGAAAAGCTACAACTAGATCAGAAAAATTTTTTCTTTCTACATATTCTCCAATACAATAAAACTTGAATGCCTTTTCTGGTAATCCTGGAATAGAAAGTTTATAATTTCTATTATTTGCATATGTATTTATGTTTATAGGTTCTGATACAACTTTGACTTTTGTTTTAACTCCAGATTTTTTTAAACATAATTCTTCTTGTTTAGATGGTACACAAATTTCGTCGATATTATTTAGATTATTGATACAAATAGACTTTGATATATTATTAGTTTCTAACACAAACAAAGCTACATTTTTTGGTCCCTTTTTTATAGGAGCTATACAATGTGGCAAAGTTTTTTGAAAAATAATATCATAAGATGAATATATAGAATTTTCATATTCAATAATTTGCTGATCCGGCTCAGATGTTCTATTGATAAAAAATATTGGTCTAGCTGTTATGTTAGGTATCTTAGTGGCTATGGCTTTGATATAATCTTGCGAAGCCATCCCCCAACCATCAGTTTGTCTATATGGGCCTATAAAAAGAGCATTCATTTTGTTTGATCCTTCATATCGGCATATAAAATAAAATCTTCGGGTGATAGCAATTCTGGATTGTCTTTTGCCTGCATAGTAATATTATGATTGTTTATTAGAGATTCGAATACTTGTTTTACATTATCGATATTATATGGTTGAGTATTCATTCCATTTATCGCAAAACCGTAATCTAGGTCTCTGATCATATTTAGCAAAATCATAGATGTTGCTATTTGATTATCTTGTATATTTTTAGCTACCCAGTCTACTATCATATCATATGGATTTTTATGTTTGTCTAATTCTGTTAAAGACGTGATTAGAGGTAACCTTGTGTCCCATTTGCCTTGATAATTAGTAAGAGTGATATTGTCTAAATAATTTTCCCATTTTTGTGCTATAATATTCCAATCATAATGTTTTTCTACTAATTGTCTGGTTTCGTGTCTTTTTTGGTTTTTTAGAATGTCTGGAATAGCAATATAGTTTTTAATAATTTCTACTAGATGATCATTGTCAGGATAAACCCTGATGGCTTTTGTTTCTAGTTCCTTAAAGAAATGTTTTACTCTTACGGGAAAACCATTTAGTTTTTGAACCACATCAGACATAGCACTATAGTCTACGGATGCTACAGGAACACCGCAGGCAGCGGCTTCAACTTGAGGCATCCCGAATCCTTCACAAATAGCATATTGTACATATAAATCAAAAGTATTAATAATGGTATTTAGATCTTCCTGTGTTAAGCCATTACTAACATTCGGCATAGAAAACGAATAGTTCCCACACTTAGGACAAAATGTTACAGGGTGCTGGAATAGGCATGGTCTTAAAAAATTGCATGATTTGCAACTATATGTAAATAAAACTTTGTTTCCTATTTCATATTCTTTGAGAAGTTGTGGAATATCCCATCCCGCATCTGGATAACTAGTATGTAGGTATAGGTATATATTTTCTCCTGCTGGATTATTAGATTCTTTATAGTCATTAAGCAATTTTTTGAAAACAACAAATAATTCTGGAATTAGTTTTCTTTTCTGATTTCTCATAATGCTTCCAACAACAAAAGCATTTTCTAGACCCATTACCTTTTTGATTTCGTCTCTATTAACAAGTGGGCGAAAAGTTTCTAAATTAATACCTGGTGATGTTGTATCGATATAATTGATTTTATTATTGCTTTGTTGACGAAGAGTATCTCTTCCGAAATCAGAATATGTAAAAATAGCATCGGCGTTTAGAAAAGTATCTATCCATTCTTCCTGCTGTGGTGCCGAGTCCACGGTTGGCATCAAAATCCAGTGGAAAAATGGTCTCAGTGGGGATACTTGCTGGTATGAGTTCATCCAATAGTCTCGTATATCGATTACAACGTCCGGTTTAAAATCCAATAATACTCTTTCGAATCTCCATCTACCAAACTGGTTTTCCATAGAACCATTATACTGTGAATGTCGTGGATCAGAAGGGTCTACTGCATTAGCGTAATATCTCCATGTTATAGAGCTATCTTTTGGATCATTAACTTTGCCATAACAGGCAAACTCTGCTATTTCATATTTTCCAGTTGACTGGAGTCTGGATAGTAGTTCTTTTGTATACGTACCGAAACCAGAGCTGAGAAAACTGGCTTCGGAAACCATCAATATTTTTAGTTTAGAACTCATATTATTATTGTTATTGTTGTTGTAATTAACGATTTGGCGCAGAACGTATCTTGCGCCAAACCGAAAATTACTTTACTTTACAAGATAATCAGAACGCTACCTTTTCTTTATCTTCTTTATTATTCCTTGATAGCTTAGTGATTTTAGAGAAATTATTAACTCTTACCTTTAATGAGTTATGCTTGACTCCGTCTTTTTCCCAGCTATCATTTCTCAAAGATCCTTCTACTAGAACTAGATCGCCTTTCTTAAAGGATTCTCCTATAATTTCTGCTCCAGTATCCCAAGCTTCACAAGGAACAAAAGTTGTGATCTTATCCTTTTCTCCATTAGCTTTTGTATAGTCTCTTGACACAGCAATAGTGAAGTTAACAACAGATGTTTGCTTGTCTCCTGTTGTAACAGTCCTGACCTCTGGATCTCGAGCCAAATTACCACGTAGTATATTAATGTTCATTGTTTATCTCCTAAGTTAAATAACCAAACCTACACGACTATTATACCAAAAGACCAACGAATGTCAAGTTTTTGGTATAAAGCATTTTTCTACTATAAGTGAATCATCGCCTTGTCCCTTTTTGCCTTTAATAATAATGATGTTATTATCAAATAAAATATGCTTATATGTTTTGTATGCTTCTGGAAAAAATATAACACTATCAATAGAACCATATCCATCTGTTAAGCAAACAAAGGCCATTTCCGAACCAGGAGATTTTCCTGACTTTGTTTTTGTTACATTGAGTCCCGATATCTCTCCGCATACGATAATGTTGTCTTTGATTAGGATAGTTTTGAAATCTTTGCAGTTACAATTAGTCATGCTTACATCGTACATGTCTACTTTTGAACAAGTAATGGGACATCCTAAAACCTCATCTTCAGAGTCTGCTATCCATTCGGGATTGTCTTCGAGAGAATATGGAGGTTTTTTAATTGTATCCAACATGCTGTTAATAGTCATTTTTCTTTTTTGTGTTAGTTTATGATCACATAATAGCTTATATATAAATTCGTATATACTACTACAGAACGGTATATTGTTAATTAGATATACTATTTCTTTATTCGTTAATTCACTAACTAGACTAAATTCAAATAGCATACTTGTTCTGGTTTTTTTAGTAAAATCTAAAGCTCCAGATTTTATTAAAGCCTTAGCAGCAGTTGAATTGATATTAACCAGTATGCGTAAAAGGATGTCATACCAATCACATTGATATAGATCAATTTTATTATCTTCGATTACATTAGATAATTTTTTATATACAGAAGATCCGAAGCCTTTGATATCTGTTAGGCCAAAATATATGTTTTTACCTTTAAGCATAAATAATTCGTTCATAAGTCGTAGATCTGGTACGCTAACCAAAATATCCATTTCTGTTGCGTTTTGAACTAATGACTTAATTTCTGCTTTTGGATCTATTTTATCTTTAGCAAATCTTAAATAAGACGCAAAAAATACTCTAGAGAAATGAGCTTTACAATATGCTGATAAATAAGCATTAACAGCGTATGAGACAGCATGACTTTTATTGAAAGAGTATCTTTGACTTTTTTCTATCCAACCAAAAATTTCTTCGGCTTCGGATGCTGATACTATTTGTTTTTTTCTTGCTCCATCTATAAACTTATTTTTTAGCTTAGACATTTCTTCTGGTTTTTTCTTACCAATAGCTTTTCTCAAATTGTCGGCTTCTTGAAGATCAAATCCGGCTATTTCTTTAGCTATCTCCATAGCCTGTTCCTGATAAATCATTTCACCATAGGTTTTTTGAAGTATTGGCTCAAGTGCCGGATGATAGTAATCTACGGATTCTCTACCATTTTTTTTATCTATATAATGATTGCTAACTGTTTTTCCGTCTCTTACAGCCTCCAGACATCCCGGTCTTAAAATACTAATTAAGGCAGATAGTTGCTCTATATTCTGAGGTTTCAGCTTTTTGGCCATGGATCGTCCTAAGCGAGACTCTAATTGAAAACAACCTTTGGTATTTCCATCAGATATGAGATTCCATGTTTTTGAACAATCTAAATTAATCTGATTGTTAATAGGATTAAAGTCAATATTTTTTTGGTTCTGATCCAATAAATCAAATGAGCATCCACAAGAATAAGCAAACTTCTTCATTTAAAAGAGTCCTTGAATTTTATGTTCTTTGAGAGTCTTCTATGTAATTTCATAAATCTAATCATTATATTTGCCGTATCTGTAACGTCTTTGGAGGCATCGTGAGCGCCTTCTGTAGATATGCCAAAGTATTCTCTAAGAGAATCTAGGGTATAACTTTTAATGTCACTATTTTGTTCAAACCAATAAAACACCAGATTAATAACATCTATAACATCTCTTGGATAAAATAGATCTGTTTTTCCTTCCTTGTTTAAGTTCTTATATTTAGTACTAAGCCTATTAATAATTGGCAAATCAAATCTGTATATATTATATCCAGCAGCTATGGGTGCGCTAAATTGGCTTTTTTTAGATGTTCTCGTATGGTATTTATCAAGATAATCTGTAAACATTTTCCAAGAGTGTTGTTGAGAAGGATTAGACTTCCATTTGGCCATAATATCGTCTTTCGAACAACCATAAACCTTGGCATGAAAATCAACAACGTCTGTTGTGTAAGTATATTCTGGATCTTTCTCAAGAGTTTCTGGCTTAAAATAGATATTAAATTCAGAACTTGGAACAATCTCCAGACTAATTGGATCGATCATCACAGCAGCCAACTGAACAGGACTACAAGATTCTGCATCTATACCATCTGTTTCAAAGTCAAAAACGCAAATTTTATTATAGTTGATCATTCTGTTACAACTTCTACCTCTGTGATAGGAACAATAAAGGTTTTTTTAGTTGAATCCGAAATAAGAGCAGCATTTAGAACCTTACAACAAGACAGTCTTTCATCTTGAATTTTAACGTATTCTTTATTATCTGTTTTAAACCTGGTACCCACAGGAATATCGGCAAATCTTTGTAATGACATTATCATTCTCCTTCTTTTAATAAGTCTTGAATTGTCATAATTTTATCTAACATTGCTACTCCTAGAATATCGAATTTAATAATTCCTAATGATTCTAGGTCTTGCATTTCCATACCCGCTATCATTTGATCGTTTTTAGAGTCATAGATCATAGGACAAATATCTTTCAATGGATTGGCGCTAATGGCTATGCCAGCCGCATGTTTCGATTGATTGGATTTTGTTCCTTCCAATCTAATAGCCTGCTCAAACCTTTTTGCAAGAGGACCATTTAGTGTATTATTTGAATCTATATAACAATAATCTCTTAAGCTATCTGCATTATTTTCCAATGCCCACCTTATAATAGACGCTTCTCCAGTTTCTTCTTTCATTTCCTGAAGTTCGTCTGCAATTTTTGCTTCATCAGGGATATTTTTAGTAATTTTATTCATTTCGTCAAAAGATATATTTCCATATACTCTAAGAACATCTTTCAGAGCGCCTCTACCCTTGATGGTATTAAAGGTTATCATTTGAGAAACTTTGTCCTCACCATACTTATCTTTGATATATTGGATAATATTTTCTCTTTTATTAATTGGAACATCAACATCTATATCTGGCATTGATATTCTATCTTTAGTATTTCTGCCAGAATTGTAAAATCTATCAAACATTAGATTATATTTAATAGGATCAATATTAGTAATACCAATTAGATATGATACCAAACATCCAGCAGCGCTTCCGCGTCCTGGTCCGGGTAGCCAATTATTTGTTCTAACATAGTTTACAATATCTTGCACTAGTAAAAAGTAGCTAGAAAGATTAGCACCCTGCAAAACATCTAATTCATACTTGATACGATCAACATAAGTATTTTGGTCGTTTTCTGGTACTATTTTTGCTATTTTTTCTTTCCATCCTTTTCTGCATAGTTCTCTAAGATACTCGGCGTCGGTATACCCTTTCGGGCAACCAAAAGGAGGAAGATTGGGCTTGTCTAGTATGTTATATTCTTCACACATGGAATCTATTAGATTTGTATTTTCTATTTCTTCTTCGGTATGCAAATTACATATTTCTTCTTGAGATAAAATATGAAAATTATCCGAGGTAAAGAAAGCAGACAGCGGAATATCTTCGTGGTTATGAATTTTCTTGCTAATTTCACCAAAAGTTGTTTTTAGATTATTGCATAATAATATTCTCTGATCTATAGCATCGGATTTTCTACAATAATGGGCATCTGGCGTACAGACCACTTTTGTATTTGTAATTATTCCTAGTTCTCTAATACAGTCTGTTAGTGTTTTTTGCACAGGCAGATTTTCTTGATCCATTAATTGGGATTCTAGAAAAAAATTATCTTTACCGAATATATCCTTAAAAGAATTAATGTTATCAATACCCACATTTTTCCAGTCCGATATAATCTGATCAGAGGAGACTAATTTATCCGCAATGAATGATCCTAAATGCCCGCATATGCATACTAAGTCACCTTTTACGTATTGCTTTAGCAGAGATAGGTCTAGCCTGGGCTTATGGTAGTAATAGTTCGGCTTATTAGACAATGAAACCAATTCTATTAAGTTTTTCCAACCATTATAGTTTTTAGCTAAAACAAGTAGATGACTTAGTTTTTTGTTTTCTTTGGTTTGTATAGAAGCGTCGTCCGACGAGATATATAGTTCACAACCTATTATGGGTTTAATACCATGTTTTTTCATTTCTGTGTAAAATTTAATAGTACCAGAAATATTGCCATGATCAGTTATTGCACACGATTTTGCATTAATTTCCAAACACCTATTAGCGATTTGATGTGGTTGAGAAAGTCCATCCAATAGTGAGTAGTGAGTCACTAGGAATGGACATGAAGAGGAACATATGTTCTTCTCATATCCATTTTATTTTTATCCTTTCGTAATTAATAGAGTCAGTAATAATTATTCAGCACTTCCGGGCGCTTTGTACTGTCCTACATTATAACCTGGTGTTTGGTATTCGTCAACCACGGCATCTATACCTTTTACTAAGATGTCATGATGAACCTGTTCGCACATTGTCATACATTTACCAATTGGTGTAACCTGATTTTCTCTATATTCTATGATGGGAAGATGAGAAGTATTTTCGAATGTATTTTTTCCAAAATGACATAATTTTGTGCATTTCCAGCTTTTATTTAATTGTGGATTGGTAGTATTTTTTATTGTTTCGAACTTATTTCTTAGCATATTTTCTATTTTCGATATATGAGACTTATCGAAACATATAGAAAACATACCCCCATCATTGATAAAATATATCGAAACTATAACATGCTTAATATTTGGATACAACTTATGTACAGCATAATAATATAGCATTAATTGTGGATCTTCATGCAATTTTGCTAGAGTTTTTTCTTGACCGGTTGCCCAGTCTAATCTTTTACCTGTCTTGTAATCTATGATCTCTAGAGTATCATCATTTACTTTTACTATAAGATCCATAGTTCCTTTGATAGCTAAATATCCGCTAATTTGTCCAAGCTTGGTATTATAGTCATATTTAGCCCAATTTTTTCTAATTTCTATATCAAAATGCTGCTCAGGCTGTACAATATGTTTATTTCGAGGATCAAATATACCATCAGAATAATTGAGGGCTTTAAAAATCCATTTTTTACATTCGTTATAATCGGAAACGGACCAGTCGTGGTGATTAAATTTTGTTATATAGTAATGATATACTTTTTCTATCATTAGATCTATATCATAGTTGTTAATATCTATCGATCCCAATATTTCTATATCATTATAGTATTGTTCATTATTTTGATGACACAGTTTTATATGTGCCAAAATTTCAAAAACCTTATGACATATAGTACCCTTATCTGCTTTTTTATTCGACTTTGATTTTATGCCTAGTACATACTCAAATGTATATTGCATAGGACACATAGAGTGTGTGCCATAACTAGAACTTCTTAGATAGGTTATAATCATAGGGATTGTTTCTGTTTCGGCAAAATGTTTTTCTGAATCATAATTTTTTTGATAGTCTCAAATTGTTCTCTAACTGTCATGTTAGCGTTATTAATTATGAAATCAAATTTTTGCCAATTATAACTAACGGGATCCAATATTGTTTCGCTACTATGATTAGAGTTGTGAGGATTTCTATTTAGACGTATAACAATACCGTTTTGGTTTTGTATAGCATCTATTTCATTAGGAAATCTGCAGTCAGATACTATAACAATTTCGTGTTTGTTTTTCTTAATTTTATTGATCAAAGCATTTACCCAGACGTTATTATTTAATTTTCTAAATATATCGGTGCCTATTAATTGCATTAAATCTCGTGCAGTTAGTTGTTTGTCTTCCCAGTATGCGTCAACTAATTCATTTTTGTTATCATCTTCGCCATAACACTGAGTGTAGGTTAATCCAAACATATTCATGCAGATGTCTTCTTTTAATGGGTCTGCAAAATTATATATGTGTACATCATTATATCCATTACTAAGTAATAATCCTTTTAGGAACTCGCAACAAATAGTTTTTCCAGATTGTTTACGTCCAGACAATCCTATAATCATAGTATAATATTCCTAATAAAAGTTTTGATTTGTTGTTCTATTTCCACAGGAGTCATTTCCGCGATATCGTTTTTAGAAATTTCTGGACAATATACTTTATATGTATTTTCGCACTTTTCTTTGATTTGTGCGGATGCTTTGCGACCAGCTTCGTCATTATCCATCAACAGTATTATAGTCATAGCACCGGTTGAATCCAAGATCATTTTTTGCTTATCGCTCAAAGAACAACCAAAAATCCCAACGCTGTTATGAATATTATTTTCTTCTAATTTCCATACATTACCTGGACTTTCAACAAGTATCACAATACCGGTTTCTTGAATATGTTTTTTGGCAAACCATATATTATAAAGAGAGTTTTGGCTTTTAAAATTTAAACTATGTTTCCACTTAGAATATAAATATAGCTTATCCTGCGATGGACATTCGTCTTGGTGATTATGAAAATATGAACACTTCGGACATTTTTCAAAGATACTTCTTCCAGTACAGCCTATAACATACTCATGATCTAGATCGTAAATTGGTACAACTGTTCGATTATACATTTCTCTTTTCGGATTTGTACATAAGCCAACGTCATACTTATCTAATATAGATTTGCTAAATCCTCTATTAAGATAGTACTCGGACGGTATATCTAATAAAGATCTTGCCTTTTCTCTGTTTAGGGTTTTTTCTATATTTAGCTGATTATTTTGTATAGCTATTTGATTAATAGCATTTGTAAAAGTATTTTTGTTTTTAGAAACTTTGCATATTTTTATAGTGCTTAAATCTTTATTTAGAAATTTAGACACAAACTGTATGGTTTCTTCAAAGGATACCATCTTGTCTCCGTCTTTAGACCAATTATGTTTTTGATATGATAACAAGCCTCTAATAAAACCAATAATAGATCCTTTGAATGTTTTTTCGCATTGGTGTGTTCTACATTTCCAATTTCCTCTATATGAGTCTCCTTCTACATATAGATTTAATGCACTACTATTATCCCCCTGATGTATGGGACATGCCATCGACACCATCTTGCCGGAGTGTTTATATGTTATTTCGAAATGAGATAACAGATCATCTATATTATCACACAATAAATCACAGAGTATTTTATACTTATCTTGATCATTGGAAAGGGATTTCTTCATCATTTGCATGAACATCCTCCATTATAAATCCGTCGGTATTATTTTTTGTATTCGTAACCAATTCTAATCTTGTTTTGCCTTCTGTAATTTTTGCACACCAGCCTTTCATATGACAATTAATATAGTCATTATCGTCTAATCCTCCTCCGTGACGACTGATTAATGGAACAAGTTTTCTATTGCCATTTTCTGGACCATCTTCGGATATTTCTTCTGGAGTTTTTCTCTTAAAAATACTGAAATTACTGCATAGCCAGATGATTCTATCCGAGCCACTGGCAGTGTCGGTGCTTTCTTTAGTTATGCCATCTCTATTTAATTGTATGAATGCCACTATGGGAATTTTGTATTTCGTGGCAAAATTATGTAACGAAGTCATCATAAAACCCAACACTTGGTATTCTTTCATGTCCTGAGAAATACCTGCCGAATCCATAAGTTTCAGATAATCATAAAAAATTACACAATCTTTTGCTGTTCCATCATCATTTAGTCCAACATCTTTAATAAGCCATCTTCTCATAATAGATAATTGGTCTTCGAATGGTTTTCCGGCTATTGATTTGTAAAATAACTTGGTCTCTTTTAGATCCTCTACAGCAGACTTAATCTTTGATAGTTTATTTGGCGTGTCTGTGAATTTACCTGTTTCAATATGATTAATTTCTATCTCGGTCATCATAGCCAGCACTCTATTTAAATGGTCTTCTTTGGACATTTCTGTGTCCATGTTCAATACAGGAATTTTAAGTTTATTTGCTATGTAAAATCCCATATTATCGGATAAAAGAGTTTTACCAACTTTGGGTCTGGCCGCTATAACATTTATGGTGCCTTTTCTGAGGCCACCACCTATAGCTTGATCATAAACAGGAAATCCTGTTGGTATTCCAACTTGATCGATTTTGTGTTCGAGTAGATTATTAATATATTCATCTAGATTTGCACCAATACATTCGGCATTGTTGTCTACATCATTTAATAGATTACTAAAATCAAAGATACTATCTTCTGCTATGCCAAGAATAGAACCTATGCTTTCATTACCAGTAATATCTAATATTTTGTCTCGCGCTTGCTCAAGTTGTTGTCTTAATAATCTAGCTATTTCTAGCTTGCGAATTTTAGATGCAAATTTTCTAATATTAGAAATATTAACCGGAAAATCTAATATGGCTTTTAGATGTTGTATTTCTTCTTTTTTCGATAAAATATGAGATAGACCAAGTTCTTCTGCTACAGAGAATATCGAGGCCACATCTATAGATATTTTTATATCTCTATCTAGAAGAGTTTTGAGACACTTAAATATAAACTTATTACTATCTACAGTAAAAGAAGATTCTTGAATAATGTCAGAAATGTCTAGATATGCATCTTCGGCATACTTACATATTCCTGCCAGAACAGCTCTTTCGGCAGAGGTATCACATAAAATCATATCAACCAGCTCCCTGAGAACATTTATTACACTTATATCGCTCGATGTTATCGTGAAGTAAAGCTGGACTTATAGTTTCTTTTTTACCACAAATTCTACACACAACGGTTATGGGCTGAAATTTTCTAAGTCTCGGAGTAGGTGCATACTTGGCTAATTTTTTATCGATTTCTATATCGTCTTTATGCAAATTAGACTCCATCATTGTGTCAAATTTATTTGTAGAAGATACTCTTGGTTTTTTATTATGAGTCTTCATGGAAGAATCCGAGCCTGTAGTCTTAGCGGTATCAGTTGATATCGTACCATCCGACTGATTCTTTGTCAACATACCCTGCAATAAACTGATCATTTCTTTTATTTGTTCTTGCGTTAAGTTATCCATGTTTTGATGCCTTAGATTTTAGAATAGAAATAAGTATATCCGATAGATTTTTGATAGATGTTGCTATATATGTTAGTCTGTCCGATCTTTGTTTGGCATATTTTTTAATTTTATTTAGCGCAGATGCTCTGTCGTTGTGTTTAATAGCTTGTGATGACTTTTCTATATATCCATATCCTTTATACGAATTGATATCATCGGCTATAATATCTTTGATGGTCTCTTCTGACCAATTATATCTAGCTATTTCCCTGTTCAAAGTTCTTTGTATATGAAAAGAAAATTGTCCTAGTCTATAACTTATTTCTCCGCATTGTTCTGGCGTAAGTTTTTCTAGTACATCTCTGTTCATCGTTAAATAGGATTGTAGTTCCTGTTCCGGTAAACTGTCTGATACATATGTTGGTAAACCAATATTCTTTTCGTACTCATCTAATATAGAATCCCAGTGCTCTATCTCTTCTTTTGCTGTTTTAGTATTCATTTAGTATTCTCTTTTTCCATTCTAATAATGATTCATTGTACGGCAATTCGACATATTCTATATTATTAACATCACACCACTCTTGTTTATCCTTATCTCTTTTTTTGTGCTTTAGGAACCCAATCTTATCCTTATGATAAAATCTAGAAAACGCATAATGTTGTTCTCCATGTACTTCTATACATTTTCTATTTAATGGTAAGTAAAAATCCAAAAAAAGTATTTCTGTTTTTCTAATATGTATAGGAATTTCTTCTAAAATTTGTAGTGTTGGAAAACACTCTTTAATGAGTTGTCTGGCCAATAGATGATAAGAAGATTTCTGTTCATCATAACCATTAGAAATACCTCCAATTAATTTCCAATAATGTATATTTCCATCTAGGTCTTTGACTTGCATGGTGTGCCAATTGTCTCGTTTAACTTTTCATATAATTCATTATATACACTTTCATTTTCTGCTATATATTGTCTGAGTTTTTCTGTTCCTTGGTATTTTTGCTTGTCTCCTAGACAGCTGATAGTGTACCATGCTCCGCTTTTATTAATTAGTCCAAAATCTATACATAAAGTAGCCAGTTCCATTGGTTTATCTATACCCTCTCCATACCTTATGAAACTTTTTATAGAGCCGCCAGGAGGACCGAGAGCCGAGCATATGGTTTGCCAATCCACCTCTTGACCTATCTGAGGACCGTCGGCCCCACTTAACCATGGCTTAAACATTTTAGCCTTAATTTTTATATCCGTTTGATATGCTATAGCCTGTCCACTTTTTTCTTTCCACTCTACATTTCCATATCCAGGATTACCCATTAAATGAGTAATACCTATTACTATATTTTTATTAACTGGTATTACATTTGCTACTTTACGACAAAACTTAGCTAATAATTTAGCTCCGTCTGCTCTTTGCATTTTATCCATTTCGCTAGTTATTTCAGCTTCTGTACATAGAGCAGAATATGAGTCTATAATCATAACTGATCCTGGTTCTTCGTTTATGATTCTTTCTGCAATTTGCAAATATTCTTCGGCGTGTAGTATTTTACCTTGTTGACTGCCTATAATATTGAGTCTATTACAATCTAAATTTTTTATTCCTTCTAAGTCTCTTTTCTTAATTCTACCTTCTATGTTTAGATAGAACACTTCTCTAGGATTTTTTAGTGTTCCTTGGTATTCTTCCCTTTGTGCGGTTGCGGCAAAATCTAAAGATGTTACGGTTTTTCCACATTTAGGATGTCCTGTTAGAATTACGAAACTACCTTCTGGTATACCTCCATTAAGAATAATATCCAGGGCGGGACTAACTGGAATTGTAACTAGATCTCTGTCTATGATTGAATTAGCAGACAATAGTATATCTGAACCAAAATCTTTTTTTACATCTTCTTTGATACTCATTTGTCTAAGTCCTTAATTCTAGAAATAATGTTTTTATGAGATTGTGTATTTTTGGAACCAAAAATAATATCATTTTTTCTATCAACATGTTTTGTCATAGTTTGATTTTGCTGGTCCAGTCTAGTCTGCTCCCTCACTATCATATCAGGTAGATGTGGGGCTCGCAAAGAATAAATTTTTTGCCCGTCAGTGCTTAAAAGAGCTGCTACGATAGCTTTATCGGAGTATTGCTTAAGCAGCTTATTTGCTGAGCCTATTTGATTTCGAAAAAATTTGCTCCATTCTTTGCTTATCCAAAATCTATAGTGTAAATCTTGTTTATCTTTTGCTGCTTTTCTTTCACATATAATTTCTGTGATATATTGTGCAGAAGAGACTGGCTTATTGTTGGAGTATTTAGATATGTACTTCTTTGATTCCATTATTTTTATGTATTTTTTGCGCGCAATCTAGTAGGTTAGCATCAAAATAATCAATAAATCCCGACACTTTGGGTAGATAATCCGCACCGGACGGTACAGGTATATGATAAAAACTTTCTAGTATCTGAAATATTTCTTTAAATTGTCCTTGCTCATTTATAGCTGACATCTCCATTCTTAGTTCTACATAAATTTCTCTATCATAGGTAGTAATGTGCCTAGGGTGTATAGGATCGTCGAGAAGAATATTAGGATCATACAATCCCGAAATAGCACTATCATCTAACTTTACCTCGCCTTGAGGCTGTTGTGCATTTAGTTGTTCTTTGATCTGTTTTTTAATTTTGTCGAAGAGTTCTTGTTCTTCTGGCGACAGATCTAGTTTAATATTTTTATGATCCATGTGGTCTATATATATGTGGGGAGGATTTAATATTATTGGAATAGTTTAGTTTTTTATTTTCATCGTTCATTTCAGAAGCTGCTTTTGTCATAATAGATACATTCCTATTACCGGATTGACTATTTCTTATCATGAGATCTTTTGATGTAATCTTATTTTGTGCTACTGTTGAACTCTCTTCTTTTGAGGTACTATTTTTTAGTACATTCATTATCTGCTTAGAATCTAATTTAAGTTCTTTCTCAATATTTTCTATGGACATATTTTGAGATTGTAACCATAATATAGCATACTTTTGTATTTTGGTAATTCTAGACATTTAGTCTATCTCTCTTTCTGCATTATGATAATAGGATATATTTTTTGAAGTCAAAAACTGTATATAAAAATTAAAAGCCTTTTCATTAACTGTCTTAAATTTATTAGATGATTTACATACGCTGTCTAAAAAATGATTAGTTTTTTCTTCGCCATATATAGAAATAGGATTATATAGTTTTCCATTATTGGCAAGTTTTATCATATATTTATATGACCCATCAATTTTTTTGTATTTTTTAGCATACACTAGATTATCTTCTTGGTTTCTTAGTGGAATATTATTAGTATATGTTTCTTGAGATCCATCAAGAGTATAGAAAATAGTATGATGAGCTTCTGGAGTATTTTGTTTATCAAAAATGCTATTGTTTGACTGGAAAAAGTCCATAATTATATCCATTTCGGTTTCGGGGGTTTCTTTATTCTAGACATACCTTTTGGTAGTGGTTTATTATTCTCTGTTTGTTTATATTCATTATGCTTGTGGGATAGATATTGTTTATGGTCATCGGTGAGTCTGTCTCTATTACGATTAGCTAAATCTCCAATGGTTCGTAACTCAGAATCATGCTTCTTTATCGACGATGCAACAGAGCATATATCATCATGATAACTTCTTTCTGTTTTTTGTGAACTACAAAATACACAAGATGGACAATCAACATAGTCTGTTATATGAAAAAATAGTTCAAATTTTTTACAGCACTTACTACAGCGATATGTATATGTTGGCATTATGGTTTTAATAATTCAAGATAAGAATCAATGTATTTCTTCCACTCCTCGTAATCCTCGCTACTGTATATAGTAGTTAGCTCTTTTGCTAGAGGCAAGTATCTAAATTCATAAAATGGTGTAGTAGGAGTACTAATTATTTGCATATTAGCTTGTTCAGGTGTTTTATTAGATTTTTTACGATTACAGCTAGTACAAGCGGTTGTTATATTGCACCAATTAGTAGCATAACTTTTATTTGTATGAAATTTACTCTTAGGAATCACATGGTCATATGTTAATTCATTATATGGAAATTTTTTACCACAATATTGACAAGTATAATTATCTCTTATAAAGAGATTTTTACGAGAAAATTTTAGTGATCGATTATATATATTGAAATATCTCGATGTCTTCGCAACCATAGGAACTGGTAATTTTTTCCCATTTGCTGCTTGTATATATTTGTCCTTATAATATTCGATGATTTCAATTTTAAAAGTAGGATTATTTTCGTATTTGATAGACCATACTATGGCCTTTTGCCAACTAATAATTCTTAAAGGCGAATAGTCAGCATTTAGCAATAAGCATTTACTATTTTCTGCCTTGTTCATAATTGTCTAGTCTTGCTAAAATTTTTGCTATTATAGGATTACGAATAATATCGCTATCTGTAAGAGTAGAAATTCCGATATTTTCTATTTTGTCTAGTGTTTGTATTAGATCATAAAAGCCTCCCTGTAAATGTCTACTCAAATCCGATTGAGAAACATCGCCGGTAAGCACCATTTTACTATTTTGTCCGATTCTTGTC